GTGGAGGCTGCGGTTCGTGCCGACACCGAGCAGAGAGTGCAAGCCGACATGCGTGCCGAGATCGTGGCCCGTGCTGACGTGCTCTATTTCAACGGCGGGTACGGGACGATCAACCGGAAGATGCTCGAACGCACCGTTCGGGAGTCCAGCGTCGTGCCCGCTATCCGCGATGAACTGTCGATTCCGGTCACACCGGGAGGAGAGAGCTGATGGCATCGACAGAGATTGAGCAAGCGTGGCGTTCATCCGGGCTGCGGGGCCGTGACGTTTCCCCACACCTTGCATTCGTGCAGGGATACGAGGCGGCGACCGCTGTCAAGGCTGACGCTTGGGATGAATGCATGGCAGCGATGGATGCGGCATGGGGTCACGAGGACGCACCCTGGCCGACAAATCCGTATCGCGTCACACCGGGAGGCAACAGGTGATCGCAGACTCGGAGACCCCACATGAAGCCCGCTGGTACTCGTGGCGGTGGACACGAACGCATGGGTACGAGTTCCGGGTCTGCCGCGATTGCGGGCAGTCCGAAGACGTTCATGTTGCGCCAGCGAGAGAAGAGAATTGATGGCTGACTGCACATGCTGGCCTGTCGAGAATCCGTGGACGTACTATGGGATTGTCGAGCCGGGCGGAGCACTGGAGCCCAACCCCGATTGTCCTGTGCATTTTCCTGCAAGTATTGAAACCGAGAGAGAGGACTAACATGAAGAAGATTATGATTGCCGTAGGGATGATTGTTGTGGCAGGAGCGCTTGTGGCGATGCCTAGTATGGCTAATGCCACTAGTGATCACAAGGTTACCATCTGTCACGCCAACGAGGGTATCAAGGGTTGGTCACCAAACGGTAACAACGTGGACAAGGATTCCATCATGAATCCGCTTGGTGCTGGTCACGATAGCCATGCCAACGATATCATTCCGGCATTCGATGCTGGACCGCACGCCAATACAAGTTGGGATGCCTACCCCGGAAAGAACCTAAGTACATCCTTTGATGGAGTTCTGGGTAGTGTCATTCTTGCCAACGGCTGCAAGGTTCCGGTCACAGAACCGCCAACCCCAACTGTGGTGACGATTCAAGCGAGCATTGACCACAGTGATGCGTGTGGACCTAATAACCTGGTCGTGAACTTGCCAGAATCTACGGACGGCGTATTGTGGGTAAAGGCCATTGCAGACCCCGACAATACGGTCCTGGTGACCGCTACGGCTCAGCAGGGGTATATTCTCACGGTGAATGGCGAGACTACTGCGGAGTTCTTCTCGTGGACATTCACGGACTCGGATGAGGTGTGTTCTACGGATGATCCGACGCCGACTCCAGTACCAAGTATCACCCCAGTTGTGCCGGTCTCAGAGTTGGCATATACTGGTCTCTCGCCCATTGGTGAATGGCTGGCACTGGGCGCATTGGCTGGATTGCTGGTTGGTCTCTTGGCCCTCATGGCAACTCGTAGCCGCAAGTAACTAAATAGGCGCGGGTGGCTCCCTCAAGGCTCAGGCCGTCGTTGCGGCGTACCGCAAGCATCTGACCCGAGTGTAAACGGGTCTATACAGGGGGCGAAAGCGTCATCGCTATACAAGGATTGGATATTCATTGAGTAAGTTTCCGCTAATATTGGACCCCGAGCAGGAGAAGTCGGTCAGACGATTGGCCGCAGAGCCGAGCCGAGCCAGTCTGAACGTCAGCGGAACGGGCCGTGGTAAGACCGTCATTGCGGTCGAGTTGGCCAAGCGTATCGAAGCCAAGACGATCCTTATCGTTGCGCCCAAGAATACTCGCACGGGATGGATGGTCCACTTTAGGGGCCAGGGTGTTGACCTTCCATTCAGTTATATCGATTCGTCCAAGAACGGAAAAGAGGCGTATGGGAACCTCATGTGGCAGGTGCCGGGAATCTACTTCGTGGGTACCGAGATGTTCGCCCGAATGGGGTCGGAGGCATACGTCGGCAAGGACGGCAAGAAGCGCCGGAGAACCAATGGGGTATGGGAGCACGTTTCGGTCGATCTTGTGCTCATGGACGAGAGCCATAGAGCGAGCAACGCAAGGACAGCGACGTATTTCGCTCTGGATTTGCTACAGCGAGTGGGATACAAGCATTGCATGAGCGCAACCCCTACGGGAAATAGCTTCGAGGGAGCGTATACGACTGCGAAATGGCTGTGGCCAGATCACCCCTCAGTCGCAAATGGGTTTTCCTTCTGGAAGGGTCGCTACTGCATCGGTATCTATGATCATTTCAAATGGGACCACCTCAAGACCACTGGCGAGCGTAATCCGGGAGAGTTCTACAGCGGACTCCCGTGCGTCGTTAAGTTGGAGCAGAAGCCTATCCCAATCATTGAGGATACGGTTTATGTTGAATTGACAACCAAACAGCGTAAGCAGACAACGGAACTGGAAAAGAACCTCCTGACGTGGATGGGCGAGAATCCCTATGCCATTGAGTTCCCAACAACACTACACACGAGGTTGAAACAGGTGAGTTTGGGTGAGATCTCGCTGGACGATGACGGGGAGGTTACCTTCGCACGCGACTGCAAATCTGCCAAGATAGATGCCATGTGGGATGTTCTGCTGGACGACTTCGAGGATGAGCCAGCCCTGATTGGGGTAGGCAATTCAAAGAAATTTGTTAAGGTTGTGGTCGATCGCCTGAACGAGAAATGGCCAGGATCTACGGTAGAGTGGTCGGGGGATGTGGCCGAAGGGAATCGCGACCGGATCAAGGAGGATTGGATTGCCGGTAAGGTCAAGTATGTCGTTGCCGTGATCGAGTCCCTGGCGGAGGGTGCCGACCTCATGCAGACCGCAACGCGAAACCTGCTATGGTTCAACAAGAGCCCATCAGGCATCCTGAACACCCAGTTCCTGGGGAGGATTAGAAGGCAGGGCGTCGAGGGCGTCGTGCGCAGCGTCGTCCTGGAGGCCATTGATACCAAGGATCAGGATAGCTACAAGAGTTTAGCGGATGAAGAGATGGAACGGCGCAGGTCGCTTATGATAACAAAGGAGATGTGATGGATAACAATACGGCAATTGCACTAATGTTTAGTGCGTTTATGATTTCAAATGCTGTAATCATGATCGTGTGGATCCGATATAGGGGAAGGGATTGACATGGTTCGTGGGTTTTGATACCCTGAAGGGAGGCAGGGAGATGGATGGTTAAGAAAAAGCGTAACCCCATGGCCTACCTGAATATGGTAGGTCACCAAGGATCAGCGAGTGATGAATTACACCACGCGATAGACAGGGTTGGTGGTAGGGTAAGGTGCATGACGGATCCCAAGCTCTGGGATGCGGACCCGGAGAATGGTACGATTCCCACCCCAGCGGAGGCTAGGGAGATGTGCCGAGGTTGTCCCGTATTGAGACAGTGTAAGGCATACGGGGAATCCCTGGCACCGGAAATCGGGATCTTTGGTGGTGTAATATGGCAAGACGGAATAGCATTGGAGGAGACAGGAAAATGACAAACAGCAAGAATATCTATGAACTGATTTCAACGATCAGCAAAGAAGCGGGTGCTATTGGCCTTACGAAATCAGACGGAGTGCCCTTCCCGTTTCGAGGAATCGATACGACGGTAAACCACCTCGCACCACTTTTGCAGAAATATGGTGTCATTACGGTGCCGAGCGTGAAGTCGTGCAACGTGACCACTCGTGAGGTTGGCAATCGCGTAGTCAAGACGACGGACATTGTGACTCAGTTCACCTTCTATGCTCCGGATGGCTCAAGTGTGGAGGCGACTACGGCGGGCCTGGCAGATGACTTCGGTGATCGCTCAACGGCGCAGGCACAGTCAGTGGCTTTCCGCGTGGCGCTATTGCAGACGTTCACCCTTCCGACACAGACCACCGACCCCGAGCAGTCGGGACAGAAGGTTCAGGATGGGGTTGCGGAGGTCGCAGAGCAGCCCACAGCAAAGCCCGAGGTGGATCCCGCAACGACGATTGACGGAATTCGCGGCATTATCACCAAAAAGTTCGTCAACAATGCGGAGAGCCCATACACTGCCGAGGTCGTGAACGAGCTCGCGACGCGAATTACGGGCAGGAAGAACGTGTCGGGCAGCGACGGATGGTTCAACCATCTTCCGAGCCTGAAGAAGCTTCTGAAGGCGCTTGAGGCAGGTGAGGTGTAATGAAGATCTGCTACAGATGTGGAATCGATTTCGATGGTTCTGCATTCATCGACGGCGCGCCCTGTATCGACTGCCAAGAGGCCGTTGGCGGTAGCTGGAGTCGCTTCAATTCCGGGCGTGGGGCGATCACCCTGGAGGAATGGAATCGTCGCGCAAACGCCGTCAGGGCGCTTGTGGCGAAGAACTACACGAACGGTCAGATCGCAGAGGAGCTTGGGTTTTCATCGCGACGTGTGGCAGAGCGGTGGAGGTCAAGGCTCGGACTCCCTTCGGCTAAGAACGTCGGTGGCTCCGCGCACTGGAAGCATCCCGAGCGACAGGCCGAAATTGCCGCACGCAATGGTCGTGTTGGTCACATGAACCGGAAGCTGGGGATCACCGATTCTCAGATTGGAGCAAAGCTGGGCATTGGCAGGGAGACCGTGAAGGGTATGCGGCGCAAGGGCATTGATGTGGTTGCGCTGGCTGGCGGTCCAAATGTGACGCACTCGCTAACTGGTTCAGACTTCCAGAATTCACCATTCCAGCGTGACTCAAAGATTGTGGAGGCTCTTTATGGCGCAACCCATGTTTAAGATCATTACCGGGATCAAGCCGATCATAGTCCAGAAATCAATGTCAGTTCTGGCGGCAAATGAATTCCTCAAGGAGCTTAATCGTGATGCCGATAATGAGATACGCTATCACAATAATATCCCCCCAGAGGCATCTCGGATTTTCGTAGATTCTAATGAGTGGGTCCAGGCAAGGGAATGGCGCTACGACTGGTGGGAGATTACAACGTGAGCGCCCCAGAACTAGCCCTCTTCGGTACCGAGAACGATGGGGACGGGCGCAGCTATAAGCATCCATTCAGGATGAACGACAATGGTAAGCCGCTTACGGTCCCATCGGTGACAACCGTTCTCAAGCTAGAGGACAAGTCAGCGCTCATCCAGTGGGCGGCAGATCAGTCGATTCTCTGGGCGGTTGACAATTGGTTTCTCTTGGGGTCTCGATCGTCGGAGGATGCCTTTAGCGCGGGTCGCTACGCATGGAGTCGCGTGCGAGATAGTCGGGCTCAGGTTGGTACCGGGATCCATGAGACCGTCGAGGCCGAGCATACGGGGTCGTGGAATTTTCCTGAGCTGGATCCTGAGCAGAAGCAGATTCTGGAGCAGTGGAAACTCTTTAACGAGGAGTGGATTGTTGAGCCGGTGCTGTCCGAATTCACGGTTTGGAGCCACGAGCATGATTATGCTGGAACCGCTGACGGCCTGTGGGATCTTACGAACCGGCAGACGGGAGAATCATTCAGGAGCCTTATAGATATTAAAACAAGCAGGAATCTTTGGCCGGGTCACTTGATGCAACTGGCTGCGCTGAAGAATGCTGACGTTCGTATGGTGAAGGCAAAGCCAGATGCCGTGAAGAATTCGACGGGGACCTGGCCGGAGGGCTCTTGGATCGAGGTTCCCAACGAGAAGGCCGACCGGGTACACCTGCTTCAACTCCGTGCGCCGGAGTATGACAAATATGATAAAGTGACTAAGCCAGCGTTTTACGATCTGCATGAGGTTACAGATCTTGATCTGCATTGGGATAAGTTCGTGTGCTATCGTAATATCTGGAGCGCTAACGATGAACTCAAAGCGCGGGAGAAATTGAGGGAGCAAAGTGGGAGTGGATTCTAATGGCTGAACTGGTAATTGTAAGCGGACCTGCCGGTAGCGGCAAGACACGCTGGGCAACCGAGCGAGCAAAAGCTGGCGGGTGGTCTATGGCATTTGGTCTTGCTGACGCTTCGCGGCTCCTCAGTAGTGGGGTCAATGTCGTCCTAGACCCCGATGGCCTCAACGGTCACAAGATTTACATCCGCGAATTCAAAGAGGAGAAGATGCATGACGCTTGATCGCGAGGCAGTTGACGCAGCACTTCGATATGTGATAGAGTGCCTAGATTACGATCTGCATAAGTCCATTGAGGTCAGTGAAGATGATGACGAGGATACCTACGACTACTGGGTGGATGAGTTCATCTATCAGTACAACAACAAGGAGGAAAAATGACAGGAATCAATCCGAATAACTACGAGGGTGCTTCTATTACTCTCGTCGGTAGAGCGGGCGGACCAGCCCAGCCGCCAGCCTATGACAAAGACGGCACGAAGGGCGTTCTTGAGCTTTCGGTGGCCGTCAGTCAGGGCTACAAGAAGGACGACCAGTGGGTTGACACGGGCACCGCATGGTACGTCCTGTCCGCTGCCGGATCCTACGCTGACGTGTTCCGAGAGGTCGGCAAGGGTGACAAGGTTCGCCTGGATGACGGCAAGCTGGAGGTCCGCGAGTTCGACCGCAAGGACGGCACCAAGGGTCAGCAGTTCACCGTGAAGTACGGCACGCTGGTCATCCTTGAGAAGAAGGATGCGGCCCCGTCTGATGGTTTCACGCCAAGCGGTAACGAGGGCGGCTTCTAGACCCCCAGAGGGAGAGCCGCAACTGAGCTAGGGGCGGACGGCGGGCTACGGGGTGAGGCCAGCGACACAAGACTTAAAGGGAGGTAGTATATGTTTATTGCTGCAATTTTCGCAACGGTCCTCATGATCGTTGGATTCATCGTGGTGTTTTCTCTCAAGGGAAAGGCGACGAACAGTTATGGCGATGATGTTGAATTTACCAGGGGAGTCATCAAGTGGGTGTCCATCGGGCTGGCACTGGTAACGGCGGTTCTTCTGTTCTTCTCAACGTTCTATACGCAGGATGTGGGTGAGGCCAAGGTCCTGAAGGACTGGACCGGAAACATCGTCGGGGAGGATATCACTCAGGGCGCAGACTTTAAGGCCCCATGGGTGGATATCGTTGACTTCGATATTCGCAACCAGCTAGCAGCCTACGTCGGAAACGGCGAGGACAACTACAATGGATCCAAGCCCAACGGCCCACAGATCACCGTGCAGGACAAAGAGGGCGTCACGGCAAATCTGGACATTGCGATCATTTACTCCATCAAGCCAGATGCGGTAACTGAGATCTATTCCCAGTATTTGTCTCAGGACAACTTCAAGGCGCGACTGATCGAGCAGGACATTCGCTCGGTGGTGCGGAACATTCCGTCCAAGTACGGTACGCTGGAACTACTGAATGGCCGTGAGGCTGTCGGAAACGATATCAAAGAGGCGCTTACTCAGCGCTGGGCTTCTCAGGGTGTTATCGTTGAATCGGTGAGTCTCCAGGAGATTCGTTATTCGGATGAGGTCAAGGCTCGTTTTGACGCGGCCCAGTCGGCTCGTATCGAGGTCGAGAAGGCCAAGGCAGAGCTTGAGGCTACTAAGGTAAACGCCCAGCAGAAGGTGGTTCAGGCCCAGGCGGAATCGGATGCCAATGCGATCCTCAACGCAAGCCTGACTCCGAGCATACTACAACAGAGGTACCTCGATACACTCAAGGAGCTCGCCAAGGCTGGGAACCTCGTGATTACCGATGGATCTACCAGCCCATTCTTGCAAATTACTAAATAACCGGGCGGTAGCGCCCATTGAGGGATGATATCCCGCCGAAGCCCATCGGTACGAAAAAACGGGCATCCGGTCAAGCTCGACGGACGAGCGCGTAAGAAAATAACGCTTCAGCCAACGTGTTCCTAGTGGTTCCCAAGACCACGGTGCCGACTGATAACCCGGTTCGACTCCGGGGGCCGGAACAACATACATAACCCACGTGAAGATGATACGGAACTGGCTATAGACTAGAAGTTCAAAACTACTCATGGGAGGCCCGGAAACTTGCGGCAATTCTTCACCACCATCTTTGGCGACCAGCAGGGCAATGTCACCATTGGTCTCCGCGATCAGCCGGGTCCCAGCGGAAAGCTCAATCGTTACGAGTGGTTCCAATATCCGGAACAGCTCGATTCGATGGTTGCATACTGCGAAGCGCACGCCGATGGGGATCTGTACTTCTCTCCTCTCGTGTATGGTGATGATGTTGAGATTCTGAAATCTGGACGCAAGATTATTGCGCGGACGCCAGAAAACGCTAAGACGACGCATTGCATCTATCTCGACGCCGATACGGCGCGCCCACAAGACTTCCGCCTTTCGCCCTCCATCATCGTGCAAACCTCAAAGGACCGCTACCACTGCTATTGGATGCTGACTGAGCCTACCGATTCTGGGTTTGCCGCCAACATCAGCCACCGTATTACTACCGCGCACAAGGCGAGCGGTAGTGACCAGAACGGATGGAGCGCTAACAAGGTACTCAGGGTTCCCTTCTCTAAGAACACGAGCCACGGGTTCTATGAGGAGGTTACCGTTGCCTATACTGGCGAGCTATACGACGTAAACGACTTGTCGGGTGCCTATGATGACGTTGATGTTACCGAGCGCCCATACATGCGGCCCAGCGAGAATCCGATCGTCATCGACACTCCGGAGGATCTTCCGGATTACGGGACGACGCTAGAGAAGCTTCCTCGCGAAGTCCTGCGCAAGGCACTGGCCGAGCCACGAGAGAACAACCGCTCAGAGCTACGCTATGCCCTGCTCTGCTCTCTCTTCCGCTCCACCAACCTCTCGTTCGAGGAGGTCTTGTCTGTCGCCTGGCACGCTCCCGCCTCAAGGAAGTGGAGCCTAGAGGATTCTCGTGGCATCAATGGACTCATTGCCGAGGCCGTGAAAGCACAAACGGAGGTCGAAGCTGAGAAAGAGATACAGGCCAGTGCACCCACACCCGATGAGGGGGTAGTGAACCGAACCTCTACTACCGACGCCTTCAATCGGGTAAGTCTGCTTTCCGACTCCGAACGCGAGTCGTTGGCTGGGGATGAGAACTGGATTTCGCGCTACGTCAAGTGGACCTCCACGAAATACCCGAAGCAGAACGCCCCCTATGACAGAATCAATGCATGGACCATCCTGTCGGCGGCACTGTGTGATGTTGGATTCATCCCCCGTCGCAATGGCCCAGAGCGCCTGAACCTTTACACGATGACGCTGGGTGATACCACGACGGGCAAGACCGCCGCCTTGCGGGTCATGTTCAACGTTCTCAAGGAATGCTTCTCTGAGGATCAGGGATACAATATCGGTGGCAACTCGTCCCCTTCGGCCCTGGGCCGCAAGCTTATCGAGCGCGACGGCAAGGTATCCTTCTTCAACCGCGATGAGGCGCATGGTGTCCTCAAGACGTGGAGCAGTCAGGACTGGACAACGGGGATCATGGAGGATCTAGCCCTCCTCTATGACGGACACGTACCGCCCCAGTTGCGCACCGGGAACTGGGAGTCCAGTGGCAAGAGCGCTGAAACATTCTTCCTGATGCACCTGATGGGAACTCCTGACGCAATCGTCAGTGCGCTTTCCAGAGAGATGTTTCTCACGGGATTTCTAGCTCGCTTCTGCTGGGTTATCGGTGAGCCTCGTACCGTCACCAAAGAATCGATGGCTGAAATCGACTCAGATGGGAACGAGGTGAAGCTGGGGTTTGATCCCATGGCAAGGCAGTTCGCCGCAGAGTTCGCTAACGTCAAAAGGATCATCCGCCAGAAGCACTCAGCTCGCCAGATAGCGGTCAAAATCTCGGCAGAGGGCGCACGCAGAATGCAGGAGGTCAAGTGGACGATGAGCACCATGTTGACAAGCCACCGGAACTGGGATATCTTGGAACCATCTCTCGTGCGTATGGGCGTGACGATTCGGAAGTGTGCATCACTCCTGGCACTGTCGGAGGGTAAGGATGTTGCTGATGAGAGGCATGTTTTGCTTGCAATCGAGGCGGCTGAGGAATGGGTGACGAACCTCGTGAACCTGTCGGACAAGATCAGTGCGTCAGACTTCGAGCGGGCGTGCGATCGGATTGAGCAGTATGTTGTCGAGCGCGGCGGATCGGTTGAGCTGGCCGTTCTGAATAGACGGTTCCGTGCAATTGATGCCCGGTTCCTGGATGGCTACCTCAAGGCGCTGATTGGTCAGGGCAGGCTGCGCGAGGGTGGCGGCGAAAAGCAACGCAAATATATCGAGTTGAACAAGGAGGATTGATGACTAAGACGACAGATCATAGAGGGTTCCTGTACATGGCTATCTGCTTGGAGCTTATGGATTTGAGGCAGGATATCGAATTCCATGAACTATTCGTGAAGGGTGGATACGACTGGAATATCATCGTTGAGAGACTTGCTATATTAGAGAATCTAGTAGCAGATTATGCTGATGAGCACTTCGCCGTCAGGGTGATTGGGGATGATTTTTGATGACTAAACCAATGGAGTGTATCGGGTGTGGACGTAGGCCCGAGGAGATTCCCGAATACGTCTATGCCGCAACCGAGGAGGACATGACTCCGAGCGAGTATGTGGAGACCGAGGAGGGAACCTACAACGAAGTGACCGGAGCATTCGCGTGCGACAGTTGCTACATCGCCATGGGCGTGCCGAGTTTGCCGGAGGGATGGAAAGCGTGACTCGCGTAGGAGGCATTGGAGGGATTGCTCGATGACTAGCGGAAAGTTCTGGTTGTGGTGGACAAATGGGAGGCGTAACTATCCTAAATACGATGACTGGTTCCTATGGGCTCTACTCTACGGATTCGCCGGGGTGGCGCTTGTTGGCATTATTGGGGGGCTCCTGTTCCGATGACTAGCGATTATGCTGAGATATTTGGACACGAGCCCGAACCGTGGCGCAAGCCCCTGGGGGCACTTAGGCTAACTCTAGCTGGGGACCACCCGTGGACGCTGGAGCGGGCGAGAATTGAGTGCGAGGAATTGGTTAGGGTGCTGAATGGGGATACAGATGACTGATGAGATGCGGCCACTCCCGCTGTGGCCCTATCCCGTGAAGCCGGAATACATGGCCTTGATACGTGAAGCCAAGGCTCGAATGGACGTTGACTATAAGATTTTCCCGAGGCCGTCAGTGGCCGGTAGCGGACTTACACTGGCGTTTGGCACCCCAGCACCACACATGGGGGATTCGCTCGTCCTGAGCTATCCTGTGGACGCTGAGACCATATTCTGGGCGCTTAAGGTTGTTCTGGGTGAGGGACTGCGTTTTTCGACCACGACGGACAATCTGAGGGCAATCCTGGGCGATGGTGTACAGGAATTGAATCCAGAAGAAGTAGAACGAAAGGTGGGATTTGCATGAGTTTCGTAACTATAAGCGGTACGATGACAGAGGCTGAATTTGATGCCATTGCCCTCGGGCTTGTATCTGAAAGTTTTGCGTCAGTGGACGCCGCATATAACGGATCCAGCGCTGAGGGCGCGTTTCTTATAAGCATGAAGGAGGAGTGATGACTGACGCCCCTTACGATTTGGAATCCGAATTGAGTAACCTCTTGAAAGCGATGAGGGATCAAGAGGAGGAGTGGCTGCTCAGCATTTTTGGGAACTACGAGAACGCACAGCGATGGGGTAAATATTATGAAATTGAAGAATACCCGATCGAATTACATGAAACCGAAGATGGCATCTATAGATTTACGCAGAAACTGGGATTCCGATTGAAAGATGTGGAGATTGCAGAATGAGAATCATCGTAGATCAGGATGGCGTGATCGCCAACTGGGGTAAACAGTGGGACTTGTATCTGGACACGATGGACGGGACTGATCGCATTCCCCGCCACCGTGAACAGCGTAGTTTCGACCTAAAGGCGGGACTCGATGATGACGAGAGGCGGATTATTGACGATGTTATGGCAACGCCTGGATTTTATGCGGACCTTGAACCTATCGATGGTGCGATTGAGGGCTTGCATCATCTTGTAGCGCTCGGTCACGACGTGAGGATCTGTACGAGTCCATGGGTATCGAATCCCACTTGCGCCAGCGATAAGCTGAACTGGGTTGGCAAGCATCTCGGCCAGGAGTGGATGAAGCGCACGATCATCACCTTCGACAAGACCATAACCCGTGGCGACTTCCTCATTGACGATAAGCCGCAGGTGACCGGCAGCATGAAGCCGGAGTGGGAGCACGTACTTTTCGATCAGCCATATAATCAGAGTGTCACCAATGGGCAGTACCGGATTATGGATTGGAGCGTCGTGGAGGTTGAGATGGTCGAATATTATATGGACACAATGAGAGGGGTTTCAAGTCTTGTCTGAGGAAATAAGAACAACGAGTTCAACGGGTGGACAGAAGGGCAAGAAGCTGGAGGAGATGTCGGCACTTGATCCTCATTCGCTCATGCTGGTTGCAGCAGTGGCTGGTTTTGGAGCAACCAAATATTCCAAGCTGAATTTCATGAGGGGCTATGAGTGGTCGTTGTCATATGACGCCCTCCAAAGGCACCTGCATCAATTTTGGAACGGTCAGGACGTGGACGACGAGTCACAGATGCTGCACCTTGCGCACGCAGCCTGGCACTGCCTAGCGCTCATCTCGTTCTACGAGCGGGGCCTTGGTACCGATGATAGGTATGCCTCAACGCCAGAGCTGGCGGACCTACAGACAAGGAACCCGTGGGATGAGTAGAGTAGACGTACCCACATTACAATGCGATCGGTGTGCGGCTAGAACCACGAATCAGACTGAGATGTCTCGGTTTATGAGGCTCACCCATTACCACATGGGGGGCCAAAAAGAGTGGGACCTGTGTGTGTCTTGCAGGGAGGCATTCAACGCATTTATGAAGGAGCTAAAATGACTGATGAATCTATGAATGGAACAATCCATTTGGAGGTTGAAATCTTTCCCCTGACGCGCTACTCCTGGACGATCCGTAGGGCCGGAAGGCAGATCATTAGCGGTGGGTCTTATGATTCGCCAGAGAATGCCTTCAGCGCTGCGGCTGACTGGATTGAGGGGAGTGTGTTCGATGACTGACGAGTCATGGCATGAATACTTCCAGCGGCTGCGCCTTGAGCGTGAAGCCTACTCGGAGGGCGATGGCAGTACCGAGAAACACGATACCGTCATTCTCATTCCAGGTCGGCTTGCATCTGATGAGGAAATCCCGAGTCCAGCCCTCAAGCTAACCAAGACTCTTACCAATAACGGCTGGGAATTCAAGGTCGGTTACGCCAGGGCATCCAAGGAGGGTGACATCTTCAAGACGGGAGACCGTGCGGGCGAGAAGCGTGAGGATAAGGTTATCGAGACGTGCTGGATTGACGCCATCCACGTCGATCGAAAGAAGCGCTTCACGGCCTCGTGGCAGACCGTTGACGGCAAGACCACACTGGACTCCATCATGCACAACGGTTCGCTCATCAAGAGCGCGGAACTGAGCAAGCTTATCAAGGGGGACGAATGACCTATCTTCTATCTATCGATCCAGGCCAAAATACGGGCATTGCGCTCGGCTATTATGACGCCACCAGTGGCTATCGGTTGATCGAGCGTTGGCAGGTTCACGGTGGCCTGCCGGGGTTCATGAGATGGTGGCACAAAATAAGACCCGACCACGGTTACTACGACGAGCTCGTCATCGAGCAATTCGTTCTCTCTGGGGCGAACGAATTCACTGCCGATTTAACACCCGTTGGGATCGAGGGGGCGTTGTATGTCCTACTCGAAGGTCAGGAGATCCAGCCGACGTGGCAATTGCGCACGGCCAAGGGTGAGCTTGTTGGATATCCAGCGACGGCCAAGACGCCAGCCCAGCGGCAGCGCGTGCGGTTTGACTTCCTCGATCGTTTCGGTTTATATGCCGAGGGTGAGGACAACATAGACAGTAATGACGCCATCACTCACGCATTGGTATACCTTAAGGCACGTAAGCACATGCCGACGATGAGAAAGTATTGGAGAGAAAACTAATGCCCCTGCACATTCCGATCTATGTAAACAATCAAGAGGTCTGTACGGTTCACATCGGTAGGGACGCCCCCCTCGTAGATGGTGATCCTTATTACCCGTATATCGTCACCATGCACGAGTATCCGCAGACCCTGTATCCAGGCAGGCCCAGGCGATACACGCCCAACTGGGGCCTCGGGGTCGAGTTTGTGCATAAGCGTAGCGATGGGGTGCTAAAGTGCCTCAGTCGAGCCCTGGAAGCCTTAGAGGGCATAGAAAAAGCCACGAGCACATGACCCGTGGCTTGATCTACCCTTCATGGCTACTCGGTAAACGTACCATTCCCGGTGGGAAGGCCGTTCTGGGACAGATCATTGATCTGCTTAGTCGTGATGGCATTGGGGATCGCCAGAACAGAGATGGCGGTCAGGGCAGCAACGATGGAGGTGATCCAGCCCTGCCACTCACCGGGGATCTGCGCCGTAAACGCCGTAGCGATTGCACCGATCAGAGCGGCAATGAACTTAGCGTACTGCTTAATCTTGTCAACCATATGGCTCCTCTTGTTGGTTCTATTCTACTACGCTTACTGGCAGCTCTCGCACTGAAGCTCGTCCATCGGGTCGATGGGGCAAGCGTATCCGCCAATAGTTTCTACTTCGTCGTTCAATTCTCTCCTTGGGTTAGATATCCAATCTTACACCATTTAGAAGTGCGATGTGCTCGATAATTTAGCCGTGATAAACTGAATCGTTCATAGGAGGACAAACACATATGTCTGCAAAAATCGGATTTTGGGATGTTGAGCTAACGCCACTGGAAGTATATTCGTGGTCGCTCTGGCCAGACGTAATCCCCATCACCATGATTAAGGAACGACAGCACATGCTTTGTTTCGGATGGCGCTGGTATGGGCAGAAGAAGGTGATTACCAAAAGTGTCCACCATGACGGTGAAGAGGAGATGCTGAAATCGCTCTGGAATTTCCTCGATGAGGCTGATGCTGTCGTATCGTGGAATGGCAAGGGCTTCGATAGCAAGCACGCACGCAGGGAGTTCCTGGAGTTCGGGATGAATCCACCATCCCCCTACAAGGAGATTGACCTGATGCTGACGGCAAAGTCTCAGTTCAAGATGCCGTCAAACAAGCTGGATTACTGGTCTCAAACTCTCGGCATCGGCAAGAAGAAGGAAACAGGCGGCTTCCAGCTTTGGCTGGATTGCATGGCCGGGGACGATGCAGCTTGGCGCAGGATGTTGACCTATCAGCGCCAGGATGTCAATCTCCTGGTAGATCTATACGAAAGAATGAAGCCCTGGATCGCAGCAAGCCCGAACATAGCACTCCTCAGTGGTGTTGAGGGCGGTTGCACCAACTGCGGATCTACCGACTTCCAGTGGCGAGGATTCGCCCATACTGGAGTTTCTACCTACCGTAGATTCCAGTGCAACGTCTGCGGGAAATGGGGCCGTTCAGACAAGCGAGAGAAGAGCACACCCAGAACCATGCGCACAGCAACCTAGCCTACCGCTAGAAAAGCCCCTCAGCGGCCATGTACGCCGATCTGAGGGGTTTTCTGCTGTCTGGGGTACTATCTGTCCAGATGCGAGGGCTGATCCCTTAAATCGTCGCCCTTGGGCTCAATCGAAGATCCCGTCCGGCCACGCCAATTCCTCCACAGAACCCACACGAGTCTCCACATGGAAAAAGCTACTGCGGTATAGGTAAGGAGGCGGAGGTCATGCTTGAGTTCGTATTCACCGAAGATGAGGCTGATGACGCCGAGGATGAAAAGCGCCACGAGGGCGGAGACAAATCCCATCAACGACCGTCCGGCCTCGGTCTTGCGCCAGTTGAAGAAGGTCATGTAGGAAACGGCGAAGAAGATTGCCCCGGTTCCACCAATGAGAATAGCTATATTGGTGATGATGTCAGACACTTGTTCCCCTAGGTGAAAATGTTATTTGAATCTGTTCTCCGAAGTGATTGAGTTCGCGGCGCTCGATAAGTCTAGCAGTCAGCCGAGAAACGTATGGGGCCTGCCGCGTAACGTTAGCGAGATAGTTATCGGCTTCCCGTCGAATGGCACGAGCCTCGTCAATGTCGTCGGGGATGGGTGGAGATTTCCTATTTCGCCACATCGTCGCCTCTTGTGGGCTTGGTCGTAGTGTCCACTTCTGATCCATTCCCACCAATTGCACGGAAGAAATGGTCGGTGATCCTGTTAGATTCAATCAGATCTCCATTCTGACGCAATAGCTCGGAGTTGACGGATCGAACGCTGACCGCAGTTTCCTTCCACTCATCGCCCCGCTTGTTAGAGAGCTCCAGCTCCCTCTCGTGCGACGACCTGGGGATAAAGTATCCGCGCAGGAGGACAAAGGAAATCATCACGAGTACGCCAACGAGCGCCCCGAGCGGTGTGAGCGACCAAATTCCGGTCAGTTCCGACATTATCTCTTCCGACTTAGGTGGCGGGCTTTACGATGGCATCCCTGGATGCGGCACCATTCTGCGCAGCCGTGGGTACTGCGGCGATAACGTGAGCCGCGGCTGCGTCTACATCCGCCTTGGTGGCTGATGTGGATGGGGCCGCGGCGCCCAGAGCCTGCCGAATGATAGCAACCTGCTGCGCCTTCCACTCCGCATTCTCGGCTTTAAGGAATACCTGTTGCGCAATGTAGTCATCGCGATTGAGCCTGACCGGCGCAGTACCCTGCGGATCGATGCCGCTATATTGACGGCCCCACCGCCTGGCAACATTGATATCAAGCGTGACCTTGTAGCCGCCCTCAATCTCGCGCCCGCCGATCATCCACTCATCGCCGTTCGTGGATCTCATGTAAAACTGTATCTGTGACATTCTTCCGATCTCTTTCTCTGGGGTTATGACGACTCCACCTTCGCCTGCCGTCGTTGTAAGGTATGGTTCTGGGTCAATTCTAGTGCCATTCACCCATAGTTCAAAGTGCAGGTGCTTCCCGATGGCAAGGGTTCCGGTTTCCCCAATGATCCCGATGAGCTGGCCTTTGGCAACCCTGTCACCGGCCTTAACGAGGACTTTTGCTTGATGGGCATAAGCCGTTTTATAGGATCCGTGATTGATGACTGTATAGTTACCCATGGTGGAGGTTCGGACAACGGATTCTACCGTCCCCGCATTGGCGGCAACGATGTTCAGGCTGGCCACACCCTGCTGATTGGTGAATCTGAAATCGAGGCCATTGTGGAACGTCAGCGGAGGCCGGGGGCCAAAATGTCCCAGCGGCGGGATTGGGTTACCAGAGGGTCTAAATAGGACTATGGCCATTAGGCGGCATCTCCCAGCCTGACAACCTGGAACTGAGTAGCGTAGCCACCACCGACAGGAATCGCCGTAGTCACGTTTGCGAATGCCTTAGCGGACACCACATCGCCCGAGACTAGTGCAACCGATACGGATGGGTTGTGCGTGAAAAGCGTTGCCGTGGTTACTACGGACCCGGCAATGGATGAGCCGTTCCTATGTATTTGGACAGCCTTCGATCCGCTTGTCGTTGCGTTAAATGACACGGATGCTTGGATCTGATACAGACCATCAAGGCCGATTGTTACATCACCCGTAGCCAGGTTAAATGTGATTGGCCCCTGCACAACGGGGGTAGTCCCCGCAAACGTGAGGTTGGAGAACGAAGCACCAATGTTCTGAGTTGTCGTCGTGCTGGCAATTACCAGGGTCGGAGTAATGTCCGCAGCCCGAATAAACCTATCCCAAGACCCATCCGTAAGGACGTAGAGATTGTCGTCGTCCTCTTGATAACCGAAATCGCCATCAATGGCACCGACCTGATTCTCTCGATCAGTAGCTGTGGGCCAACGGTAATTGTGAAGCTCGCGCTCACCGATCAGTTCGTCAACACTATCGGCCTCAGCAAGTCCAGCGATCGCCCCAGGGTCCCCGCCATCTCGTGCGACAACGCCATTCGGTAGAACAGTAGCCATTATTTCCCTCCCTTGAGGATGCGTATCTCTCGCTGAGCGTTCAGCAATTCAGCGATCAACTGATCCATAAACTGTTGATCGCTACCCGTGTAGACAATTCCATTTATTGTAGCCATGTTATTCAATTCTATCTTAGTGGCTTTACCTGAACGTCCCGAACGTCGAATCCGGATCCGGACCAGTAGCTGTCAAAGTTGGCCACAGTTTGTCCCGACCAGCGAGCGTCGATATCCTGAACCTTGGTGTAATACGAGGCCGTGATGGATAGTCCGATTTTGGTAAGAGTCGCAGAATCGATTCTCCAGATGCAATCTCGGTACTCGAAAAGTGAACCTTCGGTGAGGCCGAGACCGGCACAATCCTTCGCCGCCAGCGAGAAGCTGATCGAGCGGGTCGGACCGCCCGCCTTGATTGCAGCCCAGCGACCGCGATCATAAGCCTGCGCACGAGTGATGATGAACTCAGTGTCGATACTCTGACCGTCGCCGCGTGGAGTAGCATTCGGGGTGGATCCCGTGTAAAGCCTAGCCTCACGCGGATCCTGCATTACGCCAGAGCCGATTATTTTCAGAGCTGGTATTTCCGCGCCAAGATCGGTGGTGTATGAAAGCGAGTATGGTGCGGTGTAGCCCGAGAGTTCCTGTGGTCCACGGATGGAAAGGATGATCGTATTTGGGGCATCGGCAGCAATGCTCACAAGAACCTGACCGCCAGCCGCGGAGAAGGTTGTCGTCGGAATAATCTTCCCATCGGAGTCGGAAACGATGAATTCGCCGTCCTCGACCGGCAAAGAGGTTGTCTGTCTGGGCGGGACCACGGACACCAGGGAATGTGGGATCTGGATCAGTGACGTAAGCCTATCGTGGGGATTGAACGTAATGATGTTATCGTCACTTGATGCATCATAGACGACACTAGTCCCGCTGACAGAATTGGTGTATCCAACAGTAATGAACTCAGCATTGCCCTGAAGGGATACAGAGTCGCTGATTGGAGTTCTGTCCGCGATCCCCTGCGTGCGCGTTCCTACGTCCCTGACAACCACAGCACCTGCAACTGTAGTGACCTCTACGTTCCACGCAGAAGCGAGCTCGTTGACCTTGGTCCAGGAATTCGCTTCCCATCCGGCGAAAGCAACTTCCGGATTGGTCGAGGCTGAATATGTCACGGTGATACTGGGGTCGATCAGGCCGATATAGTACCTGAAAGCGCGCTCCAGGGTAAGCGTCAACCATGGATACCTTTCCACCAGACCGCTCTGCATCGGATTAGCTGCAAGGGATCCCATGGATCCGTAGACTACGTTCGTAGCCCTGTTGACTGCAAAGAATCTGTGTTCAACCGGCTGATCCGGCGTAGACGACCCCGAATACCAGCGATCAATCGCGGCTGCCACTTTGACCCGAGTAGAGATAGACGCCCCGGCAGTGCCCTGCCAATCGTAGCTATAGGTTGAGGTGTTCGGAGTGTCGCCATTGAAATCAGAGACAGATGCTCCGATGGAAACAGAGAGATCATCGAAGTCGAATGTTCGCCCCGCAGCGGCGACACCGATACCGAGGACGCCAGATGGGCGAATGGACGCGATGCCAGCGGTGACGGTATATGTGTAGGAGATGAAGCCCCATACGTTCGCTGCCAGCGCCACAGATGTTCCAGTGACATTGGCCTCAGTACCTGTCCCATCGGCACCCGTGAAGGAGCGCACGCCGATCTGGACCGTCACTGCGGCGGATGGCCTGACCCAGGCTCCGACAGTGTATTGTCTACCAACCGAGACATTGACCGCTGGTCCCAATCTTAGGATCGACGCGGTGGTATTAGCTGCCGACGTTGCGGCCCTCCAGAAGGCGGTTCCAGAATGACCGCCAGAGGTCTGCCTGGTCACGGTGAAGGTGTTACCCGTTCCCTGGGCCGCGACATCGTAGCCGGTAGCGTCTATCTCCAGACCCGGATTTGTGTGCAGGTTCACTAGAGTTTCTACGGGGCCATATTTGATGGCGTAGCGATCTCCTGAGAACTTAGTCCACAGGTTCCCCGTATTATCGAAGTCCAGGGAGAGGAATCCACCCTTGACGAACTCGCTACCAGAGGTGGCTGCGGTAAGCGACCATACCGATGTGCTACCCGCTGCTGTAGTTACGGCGTTCTTGGCGGCAACCCGAACATAAAGCTGTCCGACTGTGACCGGGATCGATACCGTGCGGGCCGTACTAGTCAGGGTGGTGGCTGAGGTGAACCCAGGATTATCTGCATACTGGATGGAATATCCAGTGACCGAAGAGCCCCCATTACTTGCAGGCGCGTTCCACGTTGCGGTGACCGTCGCACCTGATGGGGTGAGGGCAAGTCCCGTTGGGGCTGACGGTGCTTCGATCCAGCGATATCCACCACCCAGAGTCCCGCTGAATGTGGTTGTTCCGTCGAAGGTGTTACTGCCGGAGCCGCCGCGGCCAAATCGCGTACCAAGGGAGTTGGTGAGGATCTTAAACTGAGCAGTCCCACCAGAGACAAGCCAGTTGCTTGAGGTGGTCCATCCGGTGTTCGTCGCGGTGGCCGAGTTTGCTACGGAAAACTGCCCGGTCTGCGAGGATCCAAGCTTCAGTGCAATGTTGTGCGATGACCCCGTAGACGAGTTGGCGTAGCCATACAGGGCTATAATCATGGCCCGCTTGGTGCCATCCGCCATAACCCGTCCGACAGGAAGGGCTATGTTGTTGGACCAGATTCCGGAAACGGAAGCTGAGAATGCAGTAAGAGAGGTCGCTCCCCCGAAGTTTACATCGCCAGACATTAGCTCACCTGCCCATGCAGACTATCGTAGTCGATCTGCCCAATGCGTGTTAGCTGGGGCGTGAAGATTACCACCTGAGCGGTCCCGGTCTCGGGTGCATCCGACTGGGTTCCGACATAGAGCATCTTGTCCACCGGGTTGAAGCGCATGGACATGGGAAACTCGCCGGGGTTCATGAACTGAAAATCCCCACCCGTCGTCCCACTCGGATTGTAACTGGCGATAGACGGAACAGTACCGGCAGAATACCCGACATAGAGTTTCTGCGATACGGGATCTACGGTTAGCGAAAGCGGGAATCCATCATTCACGCCCCAGAGGAACGTGTTAGTAACGCTGAACTTTTTGATAGTCGATGCTACGCCGACACACAGAACGTATACCGAGCCATCAACCTCGTCCACTGCCATTTGGATATTGGGGCCGTCAATAATGCCCGCGCCGGACGAAGCGCCGATACTACCCACCAGGTTGAAGCTAGTATCGAACGCGAGTATAACCGTCGAGTTAGTGCCTGGACCGGTAACAATGTATCCAGCGACATAGATGATCCCGCGAGTACTGTCCACGGCGACTCCATAATTGTCGCCCAGTTGAGCTCTAGTGAGGAAGGTATTCGCGACGGTATCAACCCAAAGGGGATCCGCCCTCACATCGATGGCAAGGCGGGAGAGGAGGGTGTCTGAATTCAGTGTTGTACTAGCGGGTGAATCGTTGCTAACCTCCTGGACCACCCCGCCTACGGTTCCGGCATCTGGGGTGGCCAGGACCAGGCTATTACCGATAGTGAAAGCAGAGTCGTCGTCCTGACCATTGTTCCGCCTCGCGGTAACCGTTATCTTCCCACCGGAGACTGCTGGATCCCCAATGGCTATCGGCGTTACGGCCTGCTGGACGCTCCAATTATCGATATCGCCAACAGATCCAGATCCGGTAAGAGTGAGCTTTGCCTCAGACATACTCACCGAGCCCGGAGGGTTCAACCTCAACCAGCTCGGCGCTCATACCGGTCATGTGGCGATCCACCATGACGTAGGTTTCGGCAATGGCCTTTCCGCGGAACCGAAGGCCCATGGATCCCTTCCCTGGAATGTGCCGAGTGATTGAGGCGGGCTGGGTGTCGGGAAGAATCTGTGCCCAGATGGAATTCAGGGTAATAGTCGAGGCCACAACTGATGTGCGGGTTACGTACAGCGTTGCTGAGGAGTTGGTGTTGCCGACCAGGCTATTAGTGAATGCCGGAATGGCCGTTGTCGCACTCAATGTAACATTCTGGGCCGCAGAAACGTTTCCCTTGAGTTGCAGCACCGCAGTACCCGTTGCGACACCCGAAGCCCCGACACGCAGCGTATATCCCGGCGGGATCAGGAACGTGAAGGCGTACCCCGTAGCGGGAGGGGTGTTGATGGGCGTTGTGATGTTGAAGAGCGAAGAATATCGAGGCTTCCCATACACAGATGGCGTCGTGGGAAAACTATCGACAAATGATGGATCCGTAGGAGAGATGATGTTCTTCCACCCCTCGCGCAACAGGCCGGGTGATGCCCATGACGGATTGAGAATGTTCTGATCCGATTGCATAGGATCTACGAACCTGAGATATCCGTCCCCATGCTCGCGTGCGGCGAACCGATTGAACGCCTCAATACCGTTGTAGTCAGACGCATCAGAGACCGGAAAGTCCATGGAATACTCGGCATGGAACCCGGCAGATTCCTCTATCCAGACCCCAGCATTCTCGAAGTTGATTTCATCAGAGAACCCCACGAGGTCACGCTTCATCCCAGTGGATGGGCATGGTACCCACTGCGCGAACTGTGCGGTTCCGAACCACATCTTCTTACCCATTACTGCGCCCCACTGTACGAGAGTTGTTTTTGGCCTCGCGCTGCCGCTCTTGCTATGGCCACATCATCAAGGATGACCGTAACCTGCGGAGCACCACCACCCAGCCGTCCGAGTGATCTTGGCCCAAGTTCCATAATACCAGTACCTACCGCTGAGGATCCGGAGCGGGAGCCGACCGGGCCTCCATTTGCGAATCGGGCGACACCACGGTTGAGGGCGTCGAATATCCCCGAACCGTACTTGCGCACGGAGGAGGCGCGGATGACGTATTCACCATTTGACAGGCGTGCATTGATACTGTCGCTGGTTCCAGTCCCTGGGCCATAGATCGGACCGCCACTCGCCCTACCCGGACCCAGGATTCCAGAACCCAGTTGCCCCGAACCGGTGGCCCGGAGATTGATCGTCATCCCGTTCCAGCGGTTGTAGAAGTTGAGGAGAGCCAACTCGGCCTGAGACATGTCTGTACCCACCGGCATGGAGATCGGCTTGTTGGCGTAAGTCGTATTCCACTTGTCCACGAAGGCTTTCACCGCACCAGGAATCCCAGTCTGGGCCTCTTCTCGCTGGGCCTTTATCAGTCCCTGGACAGCTCCAATGCCACCCTGTCGATACGCTACGATTAGCGCTGGAACGCTCTTGGTGAATTCTTCGGCAAAGGCATCCGATGCGAGGAATGCTGCGAGTCTAGCCTGATCCTCCAGCTTATTGAGCTCCCCAGTCGCGCCATCGACTACAAGTTTTGCGGCAGCGGCAGCAAGCGGAGCACCTTCCGGTCCCATCTTGGCAACCTCAGAAACAAAAGCGGTCATTCCTGCGGCAGAGAGGGTCTTGAGGTCGTCGGCCCATTTACCCTGAGCCTTGATCTGCTTGTCAAGCTCAGCCATGAAGGCCCTGATGTTGACGCTGGATCCGTCGTAGAATTGCTGCCAGGAGTCGATGGAACCGTAGACTGCCTTGGATGTCTTTTCCGCAAAACCTCGCGTCTGGTCCTGCACGCGCTGAATCAGGTCGTTGAAGTTTACGAATCCGCCCGAGCCCTTGGCGATACCATCTTTCAGATCACCAAGCTCATCAGCCGTAATGCCGATAGCCGCGGAAAGCCTATCTGTCGATGCTTGCGCCAGGAGCTGCTGCTTGTCCAGATCGCTCATTGCATCAGCGGCACCAGTCCCCGCTACGGCAGCGTCCTTTAGGGCGCGGATGGTGTCCGGGAAAGCGGCGTTGAAGCCCTTTTGAGTGCCACCCGCCTTAAACCAGGCTTCACGGACTTCATCAAGCCTGTCCTTTGCTTCTTTAATATTCCCACTGTTGGCGAGCTGTGCAAACCCCTCGTCAAGTCTCTTGAGATCGCCCGCATCGCCGCTGAAGATATCACCGAGAGCCCTCGCGCGCCCAATGGTCTCGGGGTCCATGAGTGGACCCATGAACGCCTTGATGCCATCCCTGCCCAGGAATTGCCCAGGGTTGACCGGCTTAAGGAACGACTTCTGCACGTCGTCCAGGGCGTGTGAAACTCCACGCATACTGTCGAGTGTGTCACTGGCCCAGTTGCCAACATCGGGGAGGACGAGCGCCAGTCCGATGATACTCACGGCCTTAAGGGCTACACCAAGAGCCTTTGCGCCCAACGCAGCACGCCGAGCGGCAACGTCTACTGCTGTTAGCTGTACGACGGCCTTGGGTGCCACCAGGCCGAGACCCAGGAGCGCCTGACGCATTGCGATGGTGCTTGCTGCGGCCAATGCGAGTCCAGCGGCCAGGAGGGTGAGGACGCCGACTAGCGTGGAGACACCAACCGTCCATAGTGCAATCCTCTGCCCGAAATCAGTCTTGAGGAACGCCGTGATGTTTCTTACCGCATCAATAAGGAAGTCAACAAAATCGGAGAACGGGCCGGATGCACCCTGGCCGAGGACATTGAGAAGTTCGGTAATGTTATTGACAAGGATCTTGAGCCTAGCCGCCGTAGTATTGGCAATAATCCCATACTGGTTCTGTAGCTGGTTCTGTAGACGCCAGCCCTCTGCGGCATCTGAGAATGCCTTGGCAACAACGTCCCCGGCTCCTGCCATTCGGAGTAGAAGCGGAACATCTCGCACAGAGCTGATGCCTAGCTCATTCAGGGCGACAACGGCGTTACCACCACTCTTGTTGATCTTGTCCAGACCACCAAGGAATGACTGGAACACTCCAGCGAACTTAGACGTGCCGAAAGATGCTGCGAACTCATCAGAGGAAACTCCGGCAATATCCGCGAACCGTTGCAGGTTCTCTCCACCGGCAGCAACCGCCTTGGAGATGAGCGAGAAGGTCCTCGTAATCGTTCCACGGGAAAGCTCTGGAGCGGCACCGACCGAAGCGAGAGCACCTGCCAGACCGATAACCTGATCTGCGGTAAGCCCTGCGAAATCACCCATGGAGGAGATTTGAGTGGCGATGTTTACGATCTGCGATTCGGTCGCAACAGAATTGATACCAACGTTGAGGATAGAAGAAGCGAGGGCTTCAAACTGGTCACCCTTAACGTTGAGCAGAGCCTGGAACCTGCCCAACATCGTTCCAGCGGCTTCGGCAGAAAGATCAGTGGTAGCCGCAAGTCGTGCGACGACTGAGGTAAAGTCCGTCAGGTCGCCCGATGCGATGCCGAGCTGACCACCCAGTGCGGCAATTTGAGTAATGTCGGCAAAAGTGGTCGGTATGGTAGTAGAGAGGTCGATCAGCGATTGCTGTAGTTTGGTCGCAGCATCCCCGGACACCTGTGCTGTACGTCTAACGTTAGCAAAATCGCGCTCGAAGGCTACGGCCACCCCGATTGTGGCAACCGGGATTGCCAGGAGTGCGGCACTGATGATCCCGAGGGTACTTGACACGTCGTAGAGAGCGTATCGAGTGGTTGAAAGATTCTGTATGGAGCGGGCCGCGCGATCCGTAGCCTTGGCGCTATTGTTAGTTGCCGTCGTCGCTGCGGTTGTAGATTTAGTCGTACCGTTAGTAACGCCCTGCATCTTCTGCGCAGCGGTGCCAGCGCTATTGAGCGAACCGACAACATTGCCGAGAGACTGGGACAGTCTATTAGCGTTGGAAATGGCAGAACTAACGTCCAGTTCAAACCGGACGAGGAATTCCTCGCTATTGCCCGCCATCTGGCCCTTTACGTTCTAGAGAGATTGTGCTAGTATTCGCACCCCATAGATGCTACTAACCATTCTACTAGACGTTTTCCAAACCCTCACGGACTGCACGCAGTTGCTGAAGCTCTAGCAACGTGGGCGGGCGGGACCCCATAGCTTCCGGTGGGCGTAGGTCTGCCTTATTCTCTTCAACATCCCTGATCCACGTCTTAAGCGTAGGCTTATTATCCGGGTCGCGGAATGTCGGAACAGCATAAAGGGTTTCGCCAGGTTTGAGCTCCTTGCGAGATTCCCTGGCCTTCTCGATGGCCGCAGATGATCCGCTAAATTTAGACTGAACGTCCCAATCAACCTCACCGGACGAATCGTAGGGAATGTACTGCCCAGACTCCTTGTCCGTGAAATCGTCAATGATCTGGTACGTATCGGCCAGCACAAAATCCCATTGAGTCCACGCCGTGTCGGTGGGATCCGGCTTCCACTCTCTATCCCACCATCTACGGTTGAGCGCATATGGATCATGGAGGATCATGGCGGTGGGACGCTGTTTATAGTCCTTCGCCGCCCTCAGCGCGGAAAGATAAGGCTTCTGGCTATCGCGCCCAACCAGGGCCTCTACTAAAAATCTACAGACTGAGACTTTACAGTGAAGTCGTTAACCCTATCGGCAAGTTCCTTGATCTTCGCATCGATAGCATTCTGCGCCGAAACAGGCAGGCCAGTAGCAAAAGCCTGTGTCTCTTCGATGGACCAAGACTTTTTTGATTTGCCGCTGGGGTTCACCACGCTAGTAATCTGCGCATTCCACAGCAGGTTATTCTGATGCTTCATACGATCAAGGGCGTTGATTGGATCGTCGCGCCCCATAAAGTCCAACTTAAGCGGGAACTTGTGCAGGGCTTCGCTGACAAGATTCTCCGTCATTCGCGAGGGGATTCCGGTAAGGTGAACTGTGTATCGACTCGCCTCAAGATCCTTCTCGATTCCCTCCAACTGGCCCTCAATCTCCTTCAGCTCCTTGGAGTCCGTGGTAATCGAGTGGAGCTCGCGCAGTTTAGACTTGGCGTATGCGGCAACCTCGTTGAGGTACACCACAACCTCATCCTTTGGCTGCGGTCGCTCAGTGAGAACTTCACCCAGGTCCCATTCGCCATCATCCATACTGGGGTCAGATATAGTCACTTCTTTACAACCTCTCGTCTGTAGCACTTTAGATTTGCAATCTCGGTCCAGAGGAACCATGTCCCGGCAACATAAATACCCGAACCGTCTGCACCTTCCAGCACGCCGATCGTGCGCGATGTATCGTAATCGTCTAGATTCTCTGGGTCCGCATATACATCGAAGGTAACAATCCGCCCAATATGACGCGGCTGAATTGTCGCCAGTGTGGTGATGCGATCACCTACCCATTCAGACCTGGTAAGCGCACCGAGCACGCTGTCGAAGCTATCCATGATTCTCCATTCAAGAGCAACCATCTTGCTCTTGAATAAGTCTATCACGCAAAAAGAAAAGCCCCACCAGTTCGGGCGAGGCTTCTCCTAGGTAACCGGAATCAGGTAATGGTGACAGACAGAGCTGTCGAGGCAATCCCGGTGATCTTTTCGGTGGCGGTGATGGATGCCGTACCAGCCGCTACAGCGTGTACGACACCATTCGCGTCCACGGTGGCCTTGGTCGGGTCGGACGAGGACCAGGAGAATGCCCCTGGATAGCCATTCCACTCGTTGGCGACAGCGGCGAGCTGCCTACCGGAGCGGTACGTCCCCAGCGGGGTCTTTCCAAGCGGAGACACGTAGTTAGGTGTACCAATGGCAACTGGGGTAGTCGTGGTGAACGTCCCAACCTGCGCGTTCACCCAGAGGTCACCCTGCGGCTGGAACGTAATCGCGTACTTGAACCCGAGCTCGCCAACAACACTGTCCTGCCATCCGTCACTCATGACCTTGTAGATTGAAACAAAGTCTCCCGTGACGGCGACCTTGTTCTTGTCATCAGCGCCAGCAGTGGTCTTTTTGCCATCGGAGCGGATAATCAGGTACCCGAGAGTACGCGGCTTGTCAATCGCCAGGAAGGTAGTCAGATACTCATTTGAGGTATCGGTGTAGTTGCGTGGATAGAAGAACGACACCGTGCCGCCGAACTGGGCGAAACCTCGTGTCTGAGTATTGCCCACATCGCCAACACTCGGATCCGAGTTCTGGTTGGACGCCTGGGTGCCGAAAGAGTAGCCGTCCCATGCGGTCGAGTTGGTAACGTTGACGGTGGCGTTGATCTCCGCAGCAGTGGGGTTCTTCGGGTTCACCGCGTAGTTAGGCAGCGCCCACCACAGCGTTACGCCGAGACCATTAGCAGTTACTTTAGTGTTTGCCATATCCTATCCTTACGCCACCAGATAATTCCAGTTCACATCACCGGTAAAGGCGAGTGAATTGAGGCCCTTGATGGGCGTGTTGTTGTCGAGAACCCACTGCGGGTAGTCAGTGAGGAATTTGGCCATCTTGATGTACTGACCGGCAGCAAAAGCCTGGTCTTGCGAGAACTGGGGACCCGTGCGGGAGATAAACCAGTAAGGAACGTCGGGCGAGCCGAGCATTGCCGTGACCTTGTTGAACAGGCTAGTCAGATCAACGGTTGAACCGGATCCGCCAGTGTTGGCATCGCACAGCCACTGGATATTGCCAGTCGCGTTGTACTGGGTGAGGGAAACCTCATTGCCAATTGAACAGAACGTAATCGTAGAGTCGGTCTCCGAGTCACCCAGAGTCAGCTCCGTGCCGTCCTCAGTGAGGGCGCACGAGATGAAGTGGACAAATCTGCGATCGTTAAGCTCTGCAATCGTGGGGTGTGCCGGATCGACAAAAGCTGACTCAAGTGCCAGCGCCCAGGTCTGGGCTGGGCGAGTAAGCCGCGCTAGGCTCATTTCTTATTCTCCTTCGCGGTTGCGATTGATTCAGCAATCTTTTCCCCGTCCAGGGTAACGCTGACCGGGGAGTCGTCAATCGACTTGCGCTCCCCGTCATCATCAACCTCATAGGGCTGGGAGAGGACTTCATTCTTGGGAGACTCAACCTCGACCAAGAAGTGCTTGTAGAGTGGATGCTTAAGATACCGTTCGGCGGTCTCGTCATCGAACTCTGAGACAACGCCAGAATTGGTGTTTTTCAGGTAACGGTAAGGATTCGACATTATGTACTCAATTCTATCATGGATAAACTGTGGCGGATACATCAACGATGTTTGTTTCATAACGGAAACTTGATAGGGCAGAATACGCCAACGGTCTACTGTTCGCCTCACCGATGGTATAGCTACCCCCACCCCACTCCTTGGCGAGTGGGGTGGCATTATCTGGAGCCCACCCGAGAAGAACCTGTCCGGTGATTGACGCTGCCTGACGTGCCCTCTTAGGAGAACTTCCAATGGCAAGAGTCCGCACGAGGGAGTAGTACCCATCCAGCGTCACCCCGCCGAAAGAGTCACTACCGGATGCGTGCAGGAGATCTCCGAACTGGACGACGATAAAGGTCTGCGTCACACCGTTGATCTGGACCAACGTCAGCCCATCGGTTACATCACCCTCCATGACCTCATATGGCAGGTCTGATTCCATTTTTGCAAGGATCTCGTCTTGCACTGCACTGATATCTAGACCGGCCATTACTTCCTCTTTATCGCATCTCTTAGTTGCCGGACAAACTGCTCACGAGCCTCAATACCGGCGTCCATCAGTGCCAGCATGGCTGGCACCTCCCGGCCCGTAAGCCAGTTGGTAAAACCCTTTTCCTGGTATAGAAAATACATCTCCTGAGTATCAAGCCATCCGAACTCACCAACAAGATTTCCGCCATCAATAATGACCCGGTACTTCACGGACTTAATCATTAGGGTGGTATCAACGCGCCCCGGCCCGCTCGCTGTATTGTTGATCGTGCCGATGATGTACTGCATCCGCTCTGCGGCCTGCTTGACGATGGCATCCAGGTCTATAGACTTCTCAACCCTGGCAACGAGATTCCTGGGGCTGTCCACGAACGCACTGGGCGAACCTTTCACCCACACGATCCCCATTATGTCACCGGGGGCTGGGGCCAGCCACTCGTATCGTAGTCCGGACGGGATTCAAGGTTGACAGTTGTCTCAATGGTCCTCTGCCAAGCCATGCTTGAGTTCTGCGACCCTGTAACGAGGTATTTGTACTCGGTGAGGCTGGGGTCGTTCTTCCCGTCCATGACGACGATCTCAAAACCTGGCTTGATATCGGGCAGGACATTATCCTTGGGGAACTCCACCCAGAATTGCACCGTGCGAGTCGTGGTTGAGTCGGTTGCGCGCTTCTGATTCAGGGCGGTTCTCAGTGGCTGGATGCGAGAATATCCAGTATAAATTGGCGTTACCGTAGCGCTCTGGACGACGCCAGTGATCGGATCCTCAGTCACAATCCGATCCAGCGGGTTGACTATGGCGATCCAAGCCTGCTTGATCCACGGTGTAATCAATGGCCTCATAAACTCCGCGTAGGCATCCACGTCGGCATAAGGAAGTGAAACGAACGTGGGGAAATCTACCATAACCAGACCCGCGTAGCTGCCTCTGGCCAGGGCTCGGGCTCCTTGCCGGTGGAAACGATCTCGAAGTAATCTTCCCCAGACAGTGACGAATCGGCAATATCGAACCACGCCGTAGCAATCTCACGCAGTTCACTAGCGCGCCTAGCAAGATTCAGACGTAGATCATCACTTGCCCATTCGACTGACTCATTAGCAGCAAGCCCGGCGATTTTCAGGTAAGCGTACCCAACGGCCCTCGGTGTCGAATCCAGGGCCATTGCCAGAAGGGCTTCTAGTTCGGCGTCCGAGAACGCGGCGAAATCCCGATAGCCAGGCTCGGGTGGCGTGTATTCGACGGCGTTGTAATCACCGATCACATTGCGAATCTGGCCGACAGGAGTTGTGGGATCTACGGGCCAAACTCCGGGATGCCCATCTGGATAGGAAGTCATTGTACTCCCATTCTATCGTAAGGACAACAGCCCACCGGAACCATCAGCGTATCAGGTGGGAGGGTGTCAGGAGGTGTGACGCCTGTACGGGGTTCAACGATGGGCTGTTGTTGGTTCAATCATATCATGGCACAAAGAGGAAACCCCCAGCCGAAGCCGGGGGTTTCTCCTGTGTTCTATTTAGGAAGCGGCCATCAAGCCAGCGGCAATAAGCGCCGCCCGTACTGCAATCAGGTCTGTAGCTACAGCAGTGGCATCAGCCGGAGTTGCATCTACCGCCACGAAGGCAGCTACCGCCGTCTGGGGAATATCCCCGACCACAACCAGGGGCTGTGGGGCGTACTTAGACGGATTACTCGCCGCTTGGGTGAGCACTACCGGCTTAGCGGCTACCATCAGGAACCAGTCCCATTGGACCAGATCACCAGATCCGGGGTCCAGAGGATACCACGGTTGATGATACGCATCCGGAAGTCAGCCGTGTCGTTCTCGAAGTTACCCTCGAACGGCGACACTGCGCCACTGGATCCGACGTAGCTACCCGTGTTGCCCTGCACGCGGAGCTCGGGGAGCTCGTGGCCGGTCAGACGCAGGAGCTCCAGAACCGGACGACCGCCAGTCCCACCCTGCTTCGGCACAAGGTACCAAGCCGGTGCGGTGACGTACTCCGACTCAACGACGGTGATGCCCGCAAGCGGGTTGTAACCATTGACGTTGAACAGGAACGAGCCATCCTGGAGCTGGGCAAACGTCTGGTCGAGGATGAACTGAGCGAAAACGCCCTGTCCACTACCGACGATCAGGTTGTAGCCACCCGTGATGCGGACCTTGCGACCACTGATCTCACGTGAAGTAAGTTCAATGATTGCCTGGATGAGGGCATCCCTACCCAGCGGAGCGTTCGGGGGAACGACAACACCAGTCGGGGGGGTCCCGCCATCGAGCTGTTGACCAGCGCCGACACCGGAGATGAGGGCATTCCAGACCTCGAACTCCTCGGTGTCGAATCCGATCTGGCGCATCGCCTCGGGCAGAGACTGAAGAGCCCCAACCGAGTCGTTGATCCATGCCTCGAACGTGAAGCCGGTCTTGAATCCGCGCTTACGCACGCCACCCTGGATCGAGACCTCGCCCTCAAGGTATGCATACGGGTATGCAGCACCTTCGGGGATAACCGGAGCAACCCAGTTCGGGGTCCCGTCACCGAGAACACCAGGGTTCCATTCGGGGACGAGCGAGTAGAGCGTTGCATTCCGGAAGTCCGAAACCAGACGGGTCCCTGCAATCGTGCTCCAGTTGCGAGCTGGGAGGTCGAACTGCGGCAGGACATTCAGGTTGAACAGGTAGGCGAGGTTGAAGATCGCGTCGCTTGTGGCAACACTCTCCTCAAGAGCACCCTTGGCACTGCGGTCACCGGCCATAGTAGCTTCTGCAAGCTCCTTGACCCTCTTGACCTTGGCCCTAGTGACGCCCATAGGCGTCTTGATCTTTCCGTCCAGAGTGAACGGATTCTTGTACTCGTGTGCGTCAGCCACGGTTATGCTCCAATCCGGACCGGGGCGATACCGGCAGCCTTAACGTAGTCACGTGGATAGTCCGTGTAACCATACAGCGTGTTACCCGAGCTGGTCAGCGTGAGAACGCCGCCAGAGGTGATGTATACCGCAACGTCCTGCCCGGTCGAGGTCGTAACTCCAGTGATGCTGGAGAACTCCCAAGTACCGTCATACGCGACGGTCGCCTCAGCGGGGAGGTTGCCCACACCACCGTTGGCATACGTGATCGTGATGCCGTTCCGAGTCTCCGTGCGAGTTGCATCACCGCGAGCGGTAAGCGTCACGCAGGGGCGGGCGTTGACGAGAAGTGGGGTGCCAGACTGGGTACCCGAAGGGACCGCACGCTCGCGAGTCTTCTCTCCGTCGTAACGGTAAATCATGTTCTTAGCCATTAGCGCCACGCTCCAACCGAATAGTCCACTTCAGCTCCGGCACCAATCGAGCGGCCTGAGCCGTCCTCGACAAGAGCGGAACTTCTGGCCTCTTCGAGGACCTTCTTCGCACTCTCCACAAGCGGAGCGACATCATCGCCACGCTTAGCGGCCTCGCGCAGGGATGCGCGCTGCGACGGAAGAAGCTCGGCTGCGTCAATCACGGCGACGGCAGCGTCATAAGACTCAACCGACTCCTTGATCGCCTTGTCGATAGTTTCCTGATCGACCTTCGCCTGTGCTTCTCCATCGACCTTGGCCTTGGATTCAGCGATGAAGGACTCAAGGAGGGTGATAAGCTTTTCGAGCTTTTCGTCCATCTTCTTGTTATCCTTTTTCTCCTGCGCCGTGGGGACGCTAGGTTTTCCTGGCTGTTCAATTTCAGCCAAACTTTCCATGAGCGATTCAATTCGCCCACCAGCACCAGCGGCGCTGACAAAATCTACAGAGATGAGCGGACTGTCGTCAACGCTCTCAACGATGTAATCGCCATTCTCGTCATCTGACCCGTTGCTGGATGGCGTAAAGACGCTTACTCCGAACAGATCACCGAAACCCTCGATGAGGTCACGGTACTTATCGCGAGGCTTGGCATCCGTATAGAGACCGGCGACGCCATCAACTACCTTGTACTCCACGACCTTGCCCGTGCGAGCAGCAATGTTCTCGGGAATGCGCTTATGCGGCTTGGTAACATCCTCTGGGTGGCCCATATACATAGGGCGATCCGCGAAGATATCCTTGTTAGACTCAAGGAACTCTCTGGTATAAACAGCCGTCGTGCCCTTGCCCTCGGTGATAATCCTGATCGGGATAGTCTTTGAGCCAGCGACAGACTCAAGGATCGCACCATGCTCGATAAGTTGGCGTTTCGACATTATAGTTACAATCTTAGCACGACTCTTGACATAGCCGAAGATTTGTACTACGCTTTGGAGGCTTCGATCCTTTGTATTGCCTCAATCAGGATATTCAGCTTCTGATTCAGTTCGTCCTGGCCCATCCCTGCGAGTGAATTCGCGAGGACATCACGGCGGAGGTCATTGGTATTCGGCCCCGCGCCAGCGAATTGAGAGTTGGACCCCTGGGCGTTAGAGAATCCCGAACCATTCCCAGGCTTACCGCCCGGCTGGTCAGTGTCAATATCCTTGCGGGCCAGACTCTTCTCGTTGTTCGGGATGAGGATGCCATCCGGCGCATCGTCGTGCAGCGGTTCAATGTCAAGCTCGGACAGTACCTTGGGCCGCAGCTCATCGGCCCACAGGGCACCCATGCCCCACCCCAGCGCGACACGCTGGAGCTCGCGGTACGGATCCGGATCGTCAATCTCCGGGAAGGTGATCGTCAGGTTCTCACCAACAGCCCAGAACAGGATATCGGAGAAGAAGGACTTCCACGCTTCCTGGCGCGAGACCATAGCCCGCTTCGTGGGAAGATCAAGGTTCGACGCTGCGCCATAAGAGGATCCTGCCGCTCCGGGGTCGGAGAGGAGGTGCACGATGGAGACCTCGATACCGGTAGCAACCATTGCCGCCAGCGGTCGCCCAGAGTTGAAGTCGTAGCCACGTCCCGCGGAGTTGAGCGGAACGATATCCTGACCCTCAACCAGGCTGGCAGTTCTGCCGGATCCCGTGGAGCCTCCCACCTTAGCCGCAGCGTTGGCAGCGCCTGCCGAAGTCTTGCTGACGACCTTGAAGGCGAACTTAGCCAGGGCCTCGCTCATGACTTTTCCGTACTTCAGGAATTCAGAGTAGAGTTTCGCCCAGGCGATGACCGGCAGGGCGTCCGGAATACCCAGCGGCCAGCCGACCTGACCGTTGAACCGCTTGTCCACGACGATGGTGTCCGGGTCAACCTCTACGGCCTTGCCGTTAGTAGTGATCGTCTTTTGCTTCGTACCGCTGAACCGGTAGGTGTAATACCAGCGTGAAATGGTCTTGGGCGAACCGTTACTCAGAGTCCTGTTCCAGGAGCGCTGATAGGCCCAGATCTCATCGGGGAAGTCGGGATTTACCCTAATGTCGGTGATCTGAGAGATGGGAATGATACGGACGGTTTTCCTGCCCCCGATGTTAGAGCAGAACGCCAGAGCAACGCCATCGGAGTAGGCAACACCCTCCAGCTCCTCGTGCGCATTGGAGGAAAAGATGGAATCCTGATTGGTCGGATCCAGATAGAAGCGGCGCAGCAGTGGCTGGACACCACGCTGATTGGTTTTCTCCACGCCGGGGATGGAGATACCCTTGGACCACACATAGCTACGGCGCAGCAGGATGCCCCGCTTAATTAGCGGGCTACCAACCATGTATTCCCGGATGGTCTCGCTGATTTCCTGGATGTCGGTGAGCGAAAAGCCCTCAACATCATCCCCAAAGGAGCCCCACCACTTCTCCCAGCCGCGATCCTCAAATGCCAGCATGTTCTTTACGGAATCAAGAGACTCGGTAAGTTCGTGATTCTGAGCCAGCAGAGTGTCCAGGACTTCGGTCGCCGCATCGGCATAACTGCCGCCCTCATGCAGGGATCGGGTCAGCGCTTCCTCAAAATCGTCCATGGCTCTAGTTTACCAGTAGTATTGAGGTGGTTTATTGCACTAAATTGGCCAGCCCGCAGAGTTGATAGAAATCTCCAACATCTCCACGGGATCCATCATCACCATGTCTCCAGGCTTCGGGCCGTCATAGAGGAGCCAATCAACGTTCACCGCACAGTTGATGGTGGCATCCAGCCGGTCAGGAGAGCCATGCATTTCCGAACGCATGTCAGCCTTTTTGGTAATCGCCACTCGCCCGCGGTTGTCCAGGTCGTAGGTAGTGGAGAGGAGTTGGTCACGCAGAACCGTATCGTTGGGGTCAAGGTCGATACTGCCATCGCGCATCTGCCCCCGAAGGCTGTCATGAGCGAAAGATCGGTAGTTGTTCCACTGATTCTTATCCGGAGCGGAGTTCGCGCCCATGAAGCCGATGAGTATGTAGCACTTATCCGAGAACTCGTCCAGACGGTCCAGAGCGGAGAAGATGCCCTTTCCCATTCCAGAGGCGTCAACCCGGACTTCCTCGGCACCAAGATACATGGCGATGGCGTGGACCCGCCTCGCGGAGGTGATCTCGTCCTCCTTGGACCAGGTGCCAGATGTTACGCGATTCTCTGCCCCGTCAACGTAGGGAACCTCGCGATCAAAGACACGGATATTGCCGCCCTTGTTGACCATGACTACGGATTCGTCGTCACCCATACCAGCAAGGTCAACGCCAAGGATTGTGGGAGCTCCAGGCTCGTCAATCACGGTATCGAATGACAGGTCAATGATCTCCTGAGCGAAGAAGGCATTGTCGGTTTCGCCGGGGAACTCACCCAGGACCTTGGCAAGGAATCGGGCATCTGGCTTTCCGTTGACCCTCCAGACCCTCTCCTTATGCTCGATCCATTCCCTGCTGGTCAATCCCTTGAGCATAGCTGCTTGGCGCGCCGGATCGTCATAGACTACCTCGCCCGTCATGGTGGGAAGGTCGTAGGCGCTGATGGTGTGCAGGCTCCACTCTTCCTTCAGCCTGTCATCGGTGAAGATGCGGTGGAACTCAGTCGCACGCCTGTCAGGGTTCCCAATAGTGACAATGCGAACATCGCCACCCGTTGCCACGGCCTCAGCGGCTGTGAACAGTTCTGTTGGGATACCGCCGCCCTCATCCAGTGCGACCAGCGTTCGAGCACTACCACGAGTACCCTGGAAGGTGCTCACGATGTCGGTGTCAGTCGGGCGCTTACCGAATACCAGGTTCTGGTTACCCACCCCTGGCATGTTGAACTTCCACTCCAGGGATTCGTTGATCCACCCGACAAACGGGAACGCTACATTGTCCTGGAGGGATTTAGCCTTCACGTATCCGTAGTTCGCCTTGAGATACTTGAACACCACGTTCTCGATCTGATGCAGTGTCGGAGCAGACACGATGGCCAGTGTCTCCTGTGGCGGGTGGACACTGACGAACCATGTGGTGAAGTCCGACAGGATCAGCGACTTGCCACAACCGTTGGCGCTCTTTACCGCCGTGCGAGTTTTGCCGTCCCGATTAGTGGCCACGGCATCGCCAATGTCAGCCATCTTCTCGTAGTATCGCCTATCCAGAACGTCGTTGGCCCAAGCGATAAAATCGGTCTGGTAAAGACGCTTCTTGCTGCGACCGGCAATGTCCTGCATTGCAAGATCGAGGATGCCGTCAAGAGGCCCTGGCATTGATCTCCTTCTTAGCGATCTGCAAGCCCTCGCGGGCAAGATCATCAATAGTCTCGTCGGTGACCAGTGGATAGATCTCTTTTAACGTTGACCGGACGTGGGTCAGAGCGATATCGAATGCATCCCCGAAAGCCCTCGCCTGAGCCTGGGTGATCTTCGCGATATCATCGTCCAGCACCTTCTTGCGGGCGTCCATCCGCTGCGCGACCAATTGTAGACCTTTGAGCACTGCATTGGCGATCGAGGCGTAGTTCTCTAGATCGTACTCAGCGGATACCATCACCTTGCGAGCGTGTGCGACGACCTGGTACATCTCCTCCAGGAGTAGGCGCTCTTCCATCCGCTCAGTCAGCCATCCACGGTCCTCCAGGAGCCTACCCAGACGCTCCATAGCCTCCTCGGGGGAGAGCCCAGTTTCTTCCGCAATCTCCACCGGAGACTTCCTGGCGAGCTGGATCAACTGTTCGTTGAGCGGATTGCTCTTTACGATATCTGTAGACATATCATCAATCTTAGCGCAGAGAAAAGAAAATAGCCCCGAGTCCAGAGACGAGCGGGGCTATCGTGATATTACTATGCTACCAGAGCATAAGCGGTTGGGTCGCTAACCTGTACGAGTTTTAGTTGACCAGACTCGAAACTGTTTATAGTTGCTAGACAAGATTACCACATATTGGCTTGGTCTCTCGACACGTTACACAGATATTCATGATACGATCATTATCCTCCGTTGATAAAGCGCGGCTCCTCATACGGAACATCCCCGAAGCTCGCATCGCTCAAGGGGCGCTTGTCGGGCACCTTCGACCGGACCGATGGATTTAATCCCTCCGCGATCTTGCGAAGGACATCCAGGGATTCCTCATCGAACGTAATTACTATAGTTGCTGTACCCAGGTTAGCTGCCATTTAAATACTCCTCTAACTGCTCATCGGTGACTTCAGGAATCTCGTACAGCGTGAACGTGAAATCTCCACTGTCCCACCCCTCCTCGGCCTCTTCCTCTGGCATCTCCAGATTCTCGACCAGCCGCACGATATCAATGGACTTTTCCGCCGCGTCCACCTCGCCCAGGAACAGGGCTCGGTAGAGTCTCGCGATGGCCTCGTTGTCGTCGTCCGCCCCCATGACGAAGCTGACGCCGTAGATATTCACTTCCGGTTTCCCCTCCGTGAGGCTCGTGCGACTTTATTAGCGGCTCGACGCCTGTCCTTCTCTTCAAGGGTCACCGTTCCCTCATAGGAATGCTTTGGCCCATTCCATGGCGTTCCGAACGTGCTCCTGGTCGTCCACGACAGCAGGCGATCCTTCTGTTCCTGCGTGGGTCCTACATACTCTGTTGCATTATTCATAACACTGAGCCACCCTTCCAATCAAGTCCCAACCCGAGATATCTCTCTCGGTCTCTACATACCGCACGCGATCCTCGGGATCAGCCGCGGGGCTGAGTAGTTCCGCTCGCCATACTCTGGCATCAAGATCGGGGTCGTCATCGTGTATCGACAGCCTTGCCTCGAACACTTGTTCGCTGATGCTCGTCCAGATAATCCTCGTCGTCATGACTTCACTCTATCACCGTCTGGATCCAGCTTCTTGAGCACCGCATCCACCCATGCCTCATTGTCCGGAGTCATCGACCGGATCATCGTCAACTCCTTGATCGCGGCCTTCTGACGACGCTTATACTTGTTCATCGTGTCCAGCATCCCATTCATCTGGCGCTGTACTGTGGTCTCGTATATTCCGGTCATTTCAGTATCTCCCAGTATTCGCTCGCCGTGCCGTTGGACAACATTTCATTCTCCTCGCGGAGCCTGGCAATAGTATCCCTGGCCTCCTCGACCACCTGAAACATCGTGGGGATCAGGTTCAGAAGCCGCAGGATCTTCTCGTCAATGGTCCCATCATCCGAGTTGATCGCAAAGGCATTGCCCCTCAGGGCCTCGACCTCATGGCCCAGGCCCTCCAGCTCGTTCATTCCCTTACCCGCAGACTGATCTGGGAATCGGAGCGAGCATCAATCACCGGGGCATAGTTATGCGGCCCGTTATCAATGTCGTAGGTTCGCTTCTGCTCGGCGCTGAAGTACGCCGTAGCGCCCCGCTTGCCCTTCTCGGGGTCCTCTTCCTCCTCGGGCTCGGGTTCCGGCTGGGATTCCCGCCATGTCCGCACGAAGCTGTACGCCTCCTCACGTGTTGCACCGGTATCCACGTTATCCAGGACGATCTCCAGGGTTGCCCCGTTCACATGCTTCTCGTGGATCCTCATCCGTCCTCCTCCACAACGCCCTCTTCCTCGTCGTCCAGTGTCGGCTCGTTATCGCTGTCGTTATCGCTATTCGGGTCTGCCGTTCCGCGGAACTCGTACCGGGCCTGCCTCAGTACAAAACTCAGCAGGTTGATGTCGATGTCAGCCTTGCCATACTCGTCTACGTCGATCGCCAGCTCGGTTCCCTGGAGATGCGAGTAGTGACTCGTGCGTCTGTAAAGATAGGTCGCTGCCCGACCAGGAAGGGCCTTCATCTGCGTAGTCATGACTGGCTCAAGACTGTCCGCTGAATCGCCTCGATGACGAAATTCGTACTCGATCCTTCGCTGGCCAACTCTGTGGTCACCCTTACCGGCGCACTGGAGTCGATTCCCGCCTCCGCGCAATCCCGCACGAAGTCAATGACGTCTCCTACGGTTATGCCACCCTTTTTGGTTGCCGATCGCCTTGCCGTCTTGATTTCCACGATCGTCACCGAGCTAGTCATTGCCAACTCCCCCCTCTATGTCCTCATCGAACCGTTCTTCCGTGAGGAGCGAGGCGTATTCAGCCAGTTCCATGTCCCTTTCCAGGCGTTCGATCGCCCACCACAAGGAGTTGATCTGATGGTAATCCACCGATCGTCCCCGATAAAGTTCGGCTAGTTGCTGGTGGAGGCTTTCCACCTGATCCTCAATTGCGCTCATGTCCCTCAGTATGACACGAGGGCGCACGCCAGAGGGTGTAAAAACAGCCACTCTTGCTGGTTTGTTACCGAATCGTTATCGAGAGGGGGCCTTACGCGCGAGAAAAAATGCCAAAAATAAAATCTGGGAAAGAATTTATGGATATGTTATTTCGCTCAGAAAAGGCGGATTCTGCCATAGAAAAGCGATTGGTGTCCCATAGAAAAGCGATTGGTGTCAAATCTGCATGGGGGTGCGCCACCACCCACACACACGTTCGATTGTCCGTACAATCCGTAACCTTTCATTATCGAACAAACATTCTGTCCACTCGCTGCGTTCCCACTCGCTCCCTGTCCACTCGCCACCCGTTCACTCTGTGCGCACTCATACGCCCCTGTCGCCGTCCCGCTGTGCGCCCATGCCACTCGCCACGCTCTCCCCTGTACCGAGCCACCTGCCGCGCCACCATGCACCCCATCTATCCCCTGTGCTACCCCTGTCCCGCACCCCCATATGCGCGCTCTCCCTGTACTCCCCTGTCTACCCCCGAAGTGGGGTATGTCTTGATCTGTGCCCACCCCTCGCATGCGCGTACCTTTGGAACTATGACAAACACTGAATCGGCGCCAGCCATGCCTGCCGCCTTGCCCATCGTGCACGTACGTGTAATCGACCCCGAATTCGACATTTATCCGGGCGAGCGTACCCGTTGCGGACTCCGCTCCAATACCGTCGCCTCTATCGGCGCGTACTACTCCGACACTGTTACCGTGTTCGGCCCCTACTGCCCCGTTTGCGTTGAGCTAACGCTCTCTGTTGACAGACTCCCCGCGCTCTCCTACTTCGACTAAGGACACCCCATTATGAGCAACAACTACGCAGCTAGCTTTCCCCTCGCATTGCCTGACTCCGCCCCATGGCATGAGCGAGTAGTAACCGAGGGTCACGCTGAATACTGCGCAGAGCATGGCCACGCGACCCATACAATCGATGGCGTTATCCAGGCATATTGCCCTAGATGCGGGGACAATCTCCCGCGTAGACCCATCCTTACAGGCCGCGAGACCGTGCGAGTTGGCAGAGTCTACCTGACCCGCTACGCCCATGACCCCGAACTGGGTAGAGCCGAGTACAAAGCGCGACTTGTCGCGATCGCGGCAGAGCTTTACCCGAACAAGCGCTATCCCGGCGCTAACAACTGAAAGGAAACGACAATGAAACTCTCTACCCGTGCCGATACCTGGCAATGGTTCTCAGATATCGGAGTTGACCGCGCGGCTGAGGTCATAGCGGCAAACTCGCCCGCAACCTTCGGCCTTGACGTTCTGGAAATGAGAATCAGGGATTCTGGATATCCCGAGGTTCTGCCAGAGATTGAGCTAGTCGAATATCGCGGGATCGCAGAGCCTGACAAGTGGGGCAATCAATTCTTCGCGACCGTGCTCTACAACTCGGACGGTAACCTAACCTCATGGGGTGGCAAGCGCGATCCTGGCAATGAGGCCGGAATGGCCGCATGGCAGTGGAGTTGCTACGCCGACTAGCAACTCAGCCCTAGCGCGTAGTAAGGCGTACCCCATCAAGGGAACTAGGGCACTAGCTAGGAGACACCTAGCGGAATGGAAGGATGCAATGGAAAAGACACTGACTGCCACGCTCAGAGCCCAGGGGCAGACCGTGAGGGGCGTATGGCGGGGGAACGGGTACATTGACCTGCACTTCGTGTTTGAAGGTTCTTCGGCGCGATGCCATGAGCCTTTCGATTGCACTAACGTAGTCGATTACTCTAATGGGGGGCATATCTATCCTTTCACCCTGGCAGGACTTAAGGCCGCGCTCAACGCATGGAAAGCTGACCTGTACGAGGGTGAACTTCGCGACTACCGAGAGAACGTTTCTATCGCAGCGGGCGGACGCTACTAATGGCCGCAATCAACGCTAGGCGAATTCTGGGCAACAGGATCGCGCCAGAGCGATTGACCAGACTGACTCAACGTGACAGGCTTGCCATTGAGGCCGCGATTGTTGACGCTTACATCAAAGGGTATTCCGAAGGTGCAGTATCCGCCCCTAGCAACGCCGAGTTTCCCGGGGGTGCCCTGTGATTCAACCCATTATCACCAAGCGACCTGACGGCGAGTATTCAACGGTACGCATAGGGGAGGACATTGTAGAAACAATATTCTTTGGCAAGGACGGGACAACTAGATATATCGGTCGAACGGTCATTTCGTACCGGTCGATAGCTCAGGCTCATATTGCAGAGTATGAAAGAGAGAATGAATCATGATCAAGACACTGCCTACAGGGCTCACTAGCCTAGCGCCCATGCCCTACGGCTACCGACGCTGGAACGGCGTAATCTGGCCAGATATTCAGGTTGACTGTTACAACTCAGCCCTAGCGCGCATTGAATCCCGGCATAACGCGGGTATGCCAACCGAACACCTAGTGAACGGTCTCTACAATCTCGCCTACGGTTTCGACCACAATACGGGGGTGCACCATGACTAACCACTACGCTAGATCACTACAAATTCCGACTGGCACCATGCAAGCGAGAGACCTTATGGAAGGTGATGTAATTCTCATGCGCGCCGAAGGTGCCATCCTTCGCACCCCCCATACCGTGGCCAGGATCGAGTGCAACCATGGGGGGGGCGTGTTTGTGACCTTCACTGACGGGACGCAACACGTGACTAGTCCTAGGATGCCCTACAGACTGGTAACTCCCTAACAATTCCACCCTACTTTTACTCGGTATGAAAGAATCAGGATTCTTGCCATATTGGCACAATGAGGGGAGTGATGCCCTAATGCCCTAATAATTCAAGAGTAGCCATATGTCGCTGAGAGCGATTCTAGGGGCTCATAACCCCCATATGGCACTAACCCCTAACCTAGGGGTTAAAATGCGTCAGACCGGCGTACATGAACAATGAAAGGCATATCATGACTAACCTAAAACTCCCATCGTTGAACTATCCCGAACTTGCCGAATTGCTACGCAATCGCGGCTCATGGGAAGTAACAATCGGATACAAGACTAAGGCCACGCTCTGGCACACTTCGCCCGGTTATCCTGAAATTGAGGTTCTGCACCATGGTAATGAGATTGCCAGTATCGAGCCTTACAAGATTTGGCTGAGCAACGCCGGATGGCATTCCGCTACTACTGCCGACAGGCTTAACCGGATTGCCAAAGATAACGGCTTGCCTATCCGGGTGACCATTCTTGACGGTCTCACTACGGTAAGAGACCTGAATCTGGTACCCCTCTGCACTCTGACTGGCAGAGGAATTACCTACACAATGAACGCTGGAATCTGGGAAAGGGAAGGTACTGAATCATGAGCACGACAATCGACAGAGACCGTAAGGCCGAACAACGAAGTGAAGCTATCCACCGTAGGGCAATCCGTAAGAATATCGAGCGTTTCGGGGGTCGGCTCTGATGTTCACTCCGACAACCCATCACCTTGTAGGTAAGGTCATGACATACCTTCCCAAAGGATCATCACCCTACGCCCCAATCCCTATCAGGACAGGGGTCACTATTCTGCAATCGGGTGACCCCGTAACTGTGCAGAGCGCATGGGACAGGGATTATCTGGTCAATCCGCCTGTCCTACTTTACGTGACCTCCCACAATACGGGAGAGTCAACTCACGTTATCGAGAACGATCTGATAGGGGTAAGCAATGACTACTCCCACTAGGGTTCACGTATCGGAGTTGAGGCTAGGGGACGTGATTCTCAGGGGTAAGGATTCCCTTACCGTTTCATCCGTATATCCCGTTTCACCCATCAGCCGGATAGTTGCCTACGAGGTTAGCTACATGGGCCTGATGCCGGATGAAAGATTCAATCCGAGTGCAAGGGTGACTCGCGTCTACAGGGAGGAAAGCAATGACTAAGCAATACGGGATCATGACCGACTATGACTATGGGGTAACCCATAAGCGGTCTCGGTTGACGGTATGGGAAGGTTCTTTCATGAGCCAATACCTGGGAGAGGGTTACTCTCTGCCAGGTGAGGATGGCTATATGCTCACTCTCCACAATGGAAAGCGGATTAGAGTGACCTGTCCTACGCCCCGTAATGGCCAGAACTACCTACAGGTCGATAAAGCTATCAACACTGCGCTCAGGAAAGCGTTAGGAGATCCCGCTTAGGGCTCTGCCTACCCCTAGTCCGGTTATAGAGACCGGCGTCGGAGTCATGACCGACTAGGGGACAACTAGCACAAGCTAGTAACCGAGAGAGGACAGAACAATGGCAATTCACGATAGGGATTCTTCGCCTAGTGGCACAGAAATACTGTTGGCTCTGGAAGGTGCCTTAGAGTGCCTGGAATGGACAGAAACAACAGATACAGGTGAGCCCCTGGACTCACTGGGATTCTACTTCACAGAGTCCGCTAGGGAGTCTGTGAAAGCCGACTTGATTAGCTTTATCGAGAGCAATCAGGAAGACCTTGACGGTATCGGCTATGGGCAAATAGGGCATGACTTCATTCTGACTCGCAATCACCATGGGGCAGGATTCTGGGACAGGGGATTAGGTGACAGAGGGGACAGGCTCACAGAGTCGGCTCATGCTTACGGTTCTGTCGGAGCCTTTGTAACCGACAGTGACGAGCTAGAAATCCAGTAGGGAGGACACCATGGCGTTTCAAATCAAATACGGACCAGAGGTTCTCAATGAATTCGACACTCTGGATAACGCTATCGATATGTTGACCTACGAGATTGTAGATATGGGTAGACCATCCACTATGTATGTCTACGATACCGAAGAGCAAACTCGGTATGACTTAGAGGATGTAAGACTATGACAACAACAGAGAAGGTCTACGCTGATGGTTATGGCCGTTGGCACGTTATTGTGAAGGATTCTGCCTACGGATTGCAACATGCCATATACGCAATCGCCAGTGAGCTACAGGAACGTAGCGCCCATGGTACGGACCCTGTTGACGTGCTTCACTATGTCAATGACAACATTGTGAGCATCCCGGATGCTGAGCCGGGATATATCCACTTCGCAGAGTATTCGATCCTAGGTAATTGACTCTCCCTCCATTAGGCGCTCATACCGTTTAGTGGGGGGATTGAGTCTGTCATACCACCCTGGGATGAAAGTCGCTCTACGGGGCGTACGTGACCGCCTAGGGCACAATTCACACACTCGCACGATTCGCAATGCCGACCCCAAATGAAAGGACACACACCTATGCCCCGTATCATTCCTAAGCGCCACCATGGCAGAGTTTGGAGATACTGGCACTGGGACAGGTCACCTAGCGGCCTGACTCGATTTCAGGCTATGACGATCTCAATCCTGATGTTCGGCGCACTTCTAACTTGTGGCTTGATAGGGTGGCTACGCTGAGAACTAAGAGGGTGCCCAAGAATGCAGATTCCGAAAAAGTGGGGGAGGGTTTTGCCATAGACAACTCTGTCTACCCCGAAAAGCAAGAACCCAATGATTCATTGAGTTTCACGTTTTGTCACACCCTCCCCCTTAAGTACTCTAATTATATATGTATATGATATATATATATATAATATTCAATCTAAAGCGAGTACAGGGCACAAAACGTCTTTTTCAATAGATCATTGGGAACTTTTTTTCCAGCCACCCCGAAACACCCTCCAAAAACTCCATATTATGAAATAGTGTCCATAAATATGCAAAATATAATATAGTACTATTAGCTAATACCACTATGAATTATAATGGGTTTTCCTAATGTCATAACTCAATATACGAATATCGCAAAGAGCCTCAGTACCCCCCGTTTTTGGTGGTAAAGAGCCCTGGAGGGACACCCCTTGGGAGGTCACTGGAGAGCGCTCAGGGGCTCTGCGAGTATCGTGCGGACGAGTACCCCATGGTGCCGAAGAGGGGTCGCGAGGATGGCGCAAAGATTTTCGGATTGGTACTTGACAAGCTAAAATCCATGCACTAAAAAGGGTATGGACAACAATGACCGTGGCCCAAGACAACGAAGGAGGAATAATCGTGAGACATGGCACACTGCGTCACAAGGACAGCGGGAGCGTATTGATTGGGATGATACGCGAGTGGGAAGGAGGCCTTGGAACTACCTACGAAGTCAAGGTGGACGAAGCATTCCAGACCAGCAATATGGTGGGTGCGGAGAATGGCTGGACGGTGGAGTATGACCCTACTCCCATCGTCCTACCCACGGTCAGCTATGCCATCATAACCCTGGTGTATCCGATGGGGGACGACGAGAGCCGAACCTTGGTCTACCTGCTGAGGAAGAGAACATGGGTACGGGTGGGGGCTCCGGAGTCCTACGAACCGGAAGCCATGCAGGAGCATGTGGAGAGGCTTGTTAGCGCCGGATGGGAATATGTTGTCGCCTACAAGGGTCACTAAGGAACGAGGGAGGAATGATGAACGAGGATAACGAGGTCGTGGTCGAATTCACGATTACGGAAACGACCAACTACACGGGTCGAGTGACCATCGACACAGAGGAATACGAGCGGGTCATGGGTGGACCCTATGAGCCCGGCGAAATCACGCTGGACGATGTTCGCAGCTACGTCGATTCGACCGGGGCGAACGTCGAGGAACTTTACGGGGACGTTCAGGGACAGGAATGGTATGACCTGGAAGTGGAGGGGGCAAAATGAGTCCGATCACGGTCAAGCCCAGTGTCGAGGAAATGGTGGAGTCCTGGCGGGAGAATCTGTACCTGGAGGGCACCATCGAGGTTCTGGGAGGTTACTGGAAGGATAGGGCGGGGGATGGCGGGATGCGGTGGGACGTCCTCTACGCTGAGGCATACCGACAGGGGATTCTGGACGGTCTTGTTCTGGCGAGCCGGGAGAATGCGGACAATCCGCCCGCTGATTTCTACCAGAGCATGGTGGGCAAGGAGGTTCTTCTCCTGGTGGGAACCGAGACCGCCGTAAGGGGGACTCTCACAAAAACAGGGTACTGGCACCACAACGATCCATGGTTCATCATCGACCGAGACTGGAATAATTTTCAGTTTCGCCTGGTCGAGGGTGGAGATTGGTCAATACGGGAGGTCGGCGCATGACGCTGGAGATTACGGAAGAGCAGTTCACGCAGGCCATGAGGGACGCCGTGAACGAGCGCGGGGAGGATTACCGTTACTACGAGCATTTCGGATGGGCCTCTTGTAGGAACTACTCCGAAGAAGAGGGGACCATGTGCCTAGTCGGTTTGGCGCTGGAGAAATGTGGGGTTAATTGGTCGGATCAACCTCAATGGATATGGGGTTGCAATGTCGATGACCTGGATCACAACACACTCGTGCATTTCAGCAATCGTAGACTTCTCTATGCAGCCGAGGAGGCACAAAGAGTGCAGGACAGGGGAAGAACATGGGGAACGGCGCTAGGGGTCTACGAGCGTATTCTGGCGGGGGTGGGAGCATGACGATAGAAGAAATGATTGCCTATCTAAAGACGTGGGCGAAGATCAACCGACAAGAGGTTTATGGGAGTCCTGCCGATTACGTGGACGCTGACCGGCTCCTGGCGGAGCTTGCCAACCTTGAGAGGGCGTGAGCATGACGATCTTCGCATCCGCCCCACCCATCAACGACGACCCGACGCCGTGGCTTGATAGCCGAGGCCTACGGTTCCGAATCAAGCACGGCGACCGTTACGGTACTACGAAGTGGTCCCCCCGCCCCGGGTTCGACCGCCCCCGAGCGCACGAGGCCAACCCCATCCTGGTGGAGTTTCGCGAGCGGGAGAACCCGAAAAACATCTACGCGCTCTCCCAATGGATCATGTTCATCGGGGAGGGCTGGGATGGTTCCATCTGTCAGGCCACCACGCCCCAGATCGACCACGCCCGTAAGGTTCTTGTCCGCCTCGCGGCATTCAGTAAATAAGCAGAGAGAAGGAGGATTAGCAATGGATGAGTACACAGAGATTGAGGATTTTCCGGAGGGCACCGTGTTCCAGTTCGGTTCCGGCGCACCGTGGCTGAGAACCGCACGTGGCGTGCGAGATCTGATTCCCCACCTGGCGGATCGGGAATCCGAAATTCCCGCCCATTGGGAGGAGTTTCGGAAGCACAACCCCATCACGATCCTGTACCTTCCCGAGCAGGAGTAGGGCCGATGCTGATCTATCGCGTAGAGCACCCGGCGACCGGTAAGGGTCCGTACTCGTGGCATAACCATCACATGGAGGCCAATAGGGTTTCCAATGAGATTGGTAATGCTCATAGCAGCCCCACGCATCCGAATCCCTACAGCGAGGGGTTGCTTGTTCACAGCCTGACGAGCGTGTGCGGTCTGGCAAGCCCTGAGCGGTTGCTGGAGTGGTTCGATGGATGGCTGAGCAGGTTTAATGATGCAGGGTTCCGTATCCGTATCTACAACTCACCCGACTGGTGGGTTCAGGTCGGCAAGAAGCAGGTGGTTTTCAACAAGAGCGAGTCCATTTTGATATCCGATTATTCGGTTGTTGATTTCCGGGACAGGTTCTGGTAGAAATGACTCAACGAGGAAATAAGGAGGAAGCAATGCCCGCTAAGGTTGACGTACCAGAGCTCCTGGAGATTCTGGACAAGGTTGTCAGGGAGTCGCCGTCTGGTATGGCGACAACCCGAGAGTGTTTCTACACGGAGGGGGCTTCTAAGTATGGTCCCGATCTCACCCACGAGACCGACGCGGCGGAGTATTCTCAACCCCATTGCATTGCGGGGTGCGCAGTATTCGAGATAGGTGGGGCGGAGGCACTGGGTCGATTGAAGGAGGATCGAATCATCGACGCGAGCCCCAACGGGGCCGTGCTGGGTAGCCTGAGATTTACCGACGAGGCCGTCGTGGTCTTGGCTGCCGCTCAGCGGGCACAGGATTCGGGTGACACCTGGGGAGAGGCGCTGGGGAAAGCTAGGCGCATCGTCGCTCTGATGGCCTACGAGGAAGGGGAGGCGAACTGACCATGCAGAAGACGTGGAAGGTCGTGTGGGACGACGGTACACCTATTGTCGTGGATATCGACGTACAGGACGAAGCAGAATATATTGCAACGCTCCTGAATCAGGTGTATGGTGGGGGAACGTTCGGAGTTAAGGAGGTTACGGATGCCGAGTGATGAGCAGCTATTGCTTGCCCAACTGAGGCAGATTATTGCCCACCCCCCGACGATGACGATCTTAGATGACGTGACGTGGGTAAGAATCAACGAAGACGAAGAGGAAAGGACGGTTACAGCAATGCCAACAACAACACAAGTGCCATACAAGGGAAGGCTGGTGGGCAGAAGGGCTTACCGAGCCCTGACGGGTGACGAGAGGGGATGGCTGGACGAGTGGTCTAGGCTGTCCATGTGGCTCCTGCGGCACACGAACACACTTCCCTCACAAGCCCGCAGCCTGTCTACCGAATACTTCGGCGCTGACGCCGTGACCAAGCGGCGGATCGTGCGCATCCTGAACGGGCTGAGGGATTCCCTGGATACCTACGCTCGGGAGAGGAAGTGGTACGAGAGCTTCCCAGAGGGTGGGACTCTGGTGGTTACCGTCCCGAATGCGAAGTCCGGTGAGGTTTCCGTTCGTGGGGCACTCTCGGAGCTCTCGGAGCGTCCAGAGCGCGCAAATCCTCCCAGACTATCGAACGAGGTTACCGTCTACGGCGCTTCGGTCGGGATCAACAACAAGGACTGGTATGACTCGCTCCTTCTGGGTGACGATCCCCTCGCAACGATCTTTCAGGACATGACGATTCCGAAGTGGCTGAGGTTGGACCTGGAGGGACCGACCCGCATGATTACTCCCAAGCCCGCGTATGAGAGTGCGTTCTATGCGTCACTCATCGGGGATTTCTGGTCCAGACAGGGCGGAACCTACAGGACGCGCACCGACTTTGAGGGGAAGGACGAGATGACATATCTTCACGCCATCAGTCTCCGAGAGAAGGTTGCTGAGATGACCTCTTCGAGGCACATTAGGGAGCACTGGGATTCGTGGAAGGATCGTAAGGGCATTAAGACCGACCCTAAGCACCTCCCCAAGGAGGTTCGCAACGCTAAGGTGCGCATGAACGCGGTTGATCCCGTTCGTGGCCTGAGGTCTTACCTTGACCTGCGCACGGCGAGCATCAATCCCCTGACCGATCTGGACTGGCTGACCATTCCCGAGCATGGGGTTCTGGCGAGCCGGGAATGGGGCATCGAAGTTGAGTCTGGCGGGGCAAGGGGCGTGAGTGCCCCTGCTGGCTGGGACTCTCGGTATGACGGGTCGCTGGAGAGCGCCTACAATGACCTCTCGGATAGTTGCGAGAACGATCACAACGAGGAAGTGTGGAGCAATGAGGACGTGGCATGGGTGGAGAACCCGGACTACACCCCGGAGGACGACTGCGAATGGTGCAGTTCATACGGGGATGAGGACGAGGATTGCAAGGAATTCGTATCCCCCATTCTGCGGTCCTTCCACTCCAGAGGGCTTGAAGAGATCACCCGCGTTCTGGCCCAGAACCCGCAGAACACGAGTTCAGGCATTCACGTTCACGTGAACGCTGGCGACCTGACGCCCCGCCAGGTTGGCTCTCTGGTGTATGGCTACCAGCTTCTGGAGCCACTTCTGGAGCCCATCTACCAGCGCGTGGTTCGGGGTTACTGCAAGGTCCGTCCCGAGGATGAGGTTATCGAGATTGGTCGATCCTCGAAGGGGACTGGCATCATTCAGAACCTGTATGCCGGTGACCGCTATGTCAGCCTGAATCTGTGCGCGATCGATGCGCACGGAACGATCGAGTTCCGGGCAATGGGGCCGGTCTACGACTACAACTACCTGATTCGCTGGGCGCATCTGTGCCGCGATCTGGTGAACGCTGCTGTCGCTGGTGCTCAGGCAAAAGACTGGGCGACGATCACGGATCAGGCGAGTCTGCGGTCCTTCCTGCTGCGATTCGGCAAGGAGGGGGTGGAGAGCGAGTTGCGACGGATCACCGACCTTGATATCACGAACATGGAGGACATGAATTCCAACGCCGACATGAATGCGGATGGGACATTTGTGGCCCAGCGTGGCGAAGTCTGAACATCACTGATAGGTTTTGTCACTGAGGGATTAAACGTTAGGAGAAATATATATGTGCTCAATTTCAGGGTTCAGTCTGAGTCCGCAGAGTAAGATCAACGCACGCGAGCTATCGCACGCCCTTCTCGCTGAGGGGGATGTTCGGGGCGATCAGGCCAGCGGTTACGCCTATGCCATGGAGGATGGCCGGAGAGGGTTCTACAAGAACCACGTCAAGGGAGTCCAGCTAAGGCTTCGGGCCATGCCGAGGGACGCTAAGGCGGTGATCCTCCACACGAGGTACGCTACTCATGGCTCAGTGCTGGATAACGCTAACAATCATCCGATTGTCAGTCAGAGTGGAAGGATCGCCCTCGTTCATAACGGGGTGATCTGGAACGATGATGAGATTCGCGAGGATTATGCGTGGCCCATGCTGCCAGAGGTCGATTCGTCCGTCATCCCAGAACTGATCGAGTTCGGTGGACCGGATGAGACCGAGAAGCTTGCTGGTGACGCTGCGATTGCGTGGCTGGACGACCAGACCGGGACCACCGTTCACGTGGCACGAGTGTCGGGAAACCCTATCGCCGTGGCCGTTCTGATGGATGGTTCGTTCGTATTCGCCAGCACCGAAGATATCCTGGGGAAGGCGCTGAATCGAGTTGGCCTGTCGTGGGTGGGGAGATATCCCGATCCCTTCAAGACATTCGAGGAGAGCGACTACCTGACGGTTCGCGACGGCAACGAGGTATCGTACCGGAAACTCCCTGAGTCGATGGGCTGGAAATCCTACCTGGGGGCAAGTCGTGGCACGTGGTACGCGGCCACTCAGGGCGGTGGCGATCCTGCCTTCGATGACGAGAACTACGACCGCTGGTGGAATGAGCGCGACCGTGAGGCCGACGAGTACTACGACGGCGTGAGGGACGGAAAGGGTCTCGTAGTCTATAACGGGTCTGGGACGGGTCCGGGACGCCTGGACGAGTTCTACACCATGGACCATGAGGGTGACTACATGGGTTACAAGGATCTTGATATCCTCGTCAATGTCCTGATCTGGCACGCGGGGCTGAGCGCCAATATGGTTGACGTTCCGGGGGCTGAGGGTGAGAACAAGTGGGTGAATCAGTTTGCCGACGTGGGACACGTGGGGCTGGACGGTTCTCTTCTGTCGTGGGTTGCCAACCCCGAGGAGACCTATCAGTTCGACCGTGACGTTCCCGAAACCCTCTCCTTCGTGCGCGAGGGTGCGGCACTCCTGGCCATGCTGGTAGGTGCGTGATGACTGACTATAATGAATTCGACCTCGTAGAGGCCGTGAGGGGTGAAGAGATCATTCGCGGGCGCGTCACAGACAACTATTGCATCGGTCGAACTGGGAGGACTATTGGATACTATGAACTGCATGGCTTCACGGTAACCCGCATTGAGCGAGTGGTGCCACTGCCGACCGAGCCCGGCGCGTATAGCTCCAGAACCGGGTCAGTGCATGTCCTTACCAGCGACGGTCAATGGTTGGACTTCTCGTTATGGAACGGAACACCTTGGCTCGCCCCACCAACGGATTATGCACCGTTCGTTCCTCTTGAACCCGTATCGGTCACGGCCAGGGATGTTCTGGAATGCATCAAGCGAGAGTATGGCGAGAACTTCCTGAACAATTCAGACCCCTACCTGAACGAGGTCGCTGAGATTTTTGGGGTGACAAATGACTAGGACAGCAGCCCAGCTTGTGAGGATGCTGGGATACGAGACCGACTACATTGTCGTGGAAGAGGCCATCGGAGAGTGGCTGAAACAGGCGGAGTACGAAGATAACGAGGAGGATTACGAATGACAAAGCTCAGCCCCAGACAGGAGGCATTTCTCCTGGAACTGGACCGAGAGGCCAAGGAGGCACGATCCTCCAGAGCCGAGATTGAGGCCGAGGTCAGGGCGGAAGTTCAGGCAAGGCAGGAGGCAAAGCTATTCAAGCTCTCGCTCCTGATGAACGAAGCCAGAGTCTCAGGAATTCCGACCACGAGGATTGGTCCCGCCATCGGGACCAAAGACTACCGCACGGTCATGAGGATTATGAACATGGCCAGGGAGTCGTTTGATGCGGCAGTGGAGCAGTCGGCATCGGTGAATCTCGATGGTGTCTATTCGCTCAACGATCAGGGCGAACTGGTAGTGTCCTATGATGAGCACGGGGCGAAAAGGATCACCGGCAAGGCTACGTTCGCCATTCTGGGGGCGGGTGAGTCTATGTTCCTGGCTTCCATCGATGCTCTGTGGAATACGGACTTCACGGTACGCAATGATGTTGTGGCCGAATTCGAGGCTGCATCCGGACCATACTACGAGGAGGCGATCGAATGGCTAAGGCAGAATATTCCATCCGAGTAGAGTGTCTAGGGCACGTGACCCGGCAGTTGATGCCAGACTACCTGTCCGCTGTCAAAGTGGCTCAGGAGACCCATGGGGGGCTTGTGAGTGCCGTTCCACAGGTACGTGAGGTAACAGAATGGAGGGACTTCGTATGACCATTGATCGCAACGGTCTTAAGGCTGCGATTATTCAGAGCTTGACGGATTTGTATACCGGTCCACTGAGCGATACCCCATATGTGCGGGCCGAGATGGACGAGGATGAATATTCCCTCCTGTTGTTCCGCACGCAGGATGAGGGTGAGTGGGGCGAGGCATCTATCGACGTGGAGCAACTGGCGGGGGATATCTGCGCATATCTCTCCCTGTCTGCCGAGGTCGAGAAGGAAGTAGAACAGTGAGGGACAAGACGCGAGAAGAATTGATCTCCCTATGTGAGCGGGGGGTTGTACCCGTTTCGCAGTGGCGCAACCGGGACTCTGCCGGGGCGCAGATTCAGCTAGGAGGGGCGAGCGTACTACTGAAGGCGGGTGCCGAGTTCCGCTCGGCAGGAGACCCCGCTGACACAGATCAAACGATCTGGATCAGGATCACCTACCCCGGATTCGCTCATTTCGACTGGGACGGTAAGGAAGAGGATGACCTTTTCTACATCCCGACCGATGAGCGGCTGCGGGATCGAGCGGGAAAGGACTGGTACTGATGAGTGAGCAGGAAGCACAAGCC